TACCTTTGCCAGATGCTTTTCTATATTCAAAACCTTCATTCATCATTGTTTTTATTTCACCAATGAGTTCTTCTCCTTGCCAATCAAGCATAACATCTCCATAGCCAAAAATTGGAGGATCCTCATGCTTGATCTTAAATTCTGTTGTAGACTCATTGTTATCGTCACGATAAATCTTAGCAACACCAGAGTTCATCATTGCTGCCTGAATTCTTGCATGCGATAAAGTTCCAGCAGTCATATTTGCAGCAGCGTATGCATCTGCATTGTCTTCAAAAACTTGACCATCAAAAGCAAGATACCAATATCTTGCACACTCTCCGTGCCCATAGGCAATTGTTGAAGGTGCAAATGTTTTCTTAGTTGTATGCTTGTCTACACGATTAATGGTATAGCCCTCTTTAATTTTTGCTTCAAGAGCAGCAATGTCCATAGAGTGAACTGGTTTTTCTTCTTGCTTTATCATAACTGTATGTAGTAAATTTTTTGTCATTATTTCTCGTTTCTATTAGTATAAGTATAGCAGATTAGCGGGTGATATACTTTAGTGCAGAAACAAGATTATTGATAGACTCTGCTGCAGTATAATAAAGATTTTTCTTGCCACGATCTGATTTGTCAACATTGGCCATCCAAGTTGCCTTGAAAGCCATCTTTGCTGCAATAGCCTGTAGTCTTACAATTTCTACAGTAGCAACATTTAGTGGAATATCTGGCTTAACAATTATTTTGGCAATAAATGTAAGCGCTGTGGTAAGTTCCTCATCTTGCATATAGTCTGCAATTTCTGCCAAACCATTTACCATTTCAATGGTAGTATTTTCGTTTTGCATTTATTTCCTTTTTTAGTCGTTGTCGGTTGTGTTTGTTTTTTTAAGGTTGCTTTCTTTTGTAAAAAAGTCTTCATTGTATTTTGCAAATATAGGATCTGCTTGCCAGCGCTTTAATCTTTCTTTTCTTTTTTCTGGATCACGAGCAGCAAAATTTAACTTTTCAAAATCTTCTCTTGTTGAAAAGTGCATTGTTAAGACTTCTGTTTTATCTCCATCGTTAAACAAAACAGGCTCTCTCCAGTGTACTTGACCTGCGCCCCAAAATACAAGCAGATCACCGTACTCAAGATTAAAACTTTCATTTTCAATTACTATTGGCCAATCAATATTTTTTTCTAACTGATAATCCATAGTTAGTTTAGAGAAATAATTGTCTGAATCATAATGAACTGGTAATTTTGGATTTGATTCAGCGCTATGCTCTTTACTATAACTCAAGTAACTATTATGAGACATAAAAACATTTTCTCCAACTAAGTTGGAAGCAAAAACTTCAAGTTTTTTCTGGATTGTTGGTGGATACATCACCTCTATCTGCATTCTAGCCAACTCCCCTAAAACAAGTGGGGAATAAAAATTGCCTAGGTCTGTAGCAGCCTTTTGATATTTTATGATTGCTTTTATAACTTCTACTTCCTCATCAGTAAAAAAGTTTTTAATGATATGAGGAACTATCTTATTTTTTGGTTCATGTCCTGTGTTCATAATACTATTATACACCATCCTCTAGAAGTTGTTCTAAAATACTCATTTCAATTATGGCAAGTCTAACCTTAGAGTTGCCCTCGCCCATAACTACAACTATGGCTGGGTCTTTTCCATTCTTTATAGCATCTGTAGTAGCCTTTGCCCAAACCTCTTTATTTAATGTAAAAGACTTCCCAACTTCTTTAAAATCTACAACAAAGTTTTTCCAAGAAGCATCACCTTTTTGGGTATTGCGACCAGAGTTTTTGTGTTGTTTGGCACCTATTCTATTGGACTCACTCTTTTCCGTCAAAATCGCTCTTCTTTCTTTTTCCTAAATAAACTTTCGTCAAATGCTTATCTTTACACATCCAACTTAACATTTGCTGATCTGCATAACATCTCAATGTTGGAACAATTGCCTTACATGTATGACATACCCACTGGCCATGATAGATAGTGAAATTAGCCACTTAGTCTAGTCTTGATTGATTCTTGCAAGTCAAGATCCTCTCTTACACGATTAACAAATGCTTCTTTACCCTGTACCTTTGTGCCGTCAGGAAGTATGTACCAGGCCCCTGTACGTTCTACAATACCATTCAGTTCTGCTGTAGTAACCAAATCACCAATGGTATCAAGACCAATGTTATCACCTCTGAAATAAAAATCGTACTCACCAGACTGGAACCCTGGAGAGGTTTTTGAGAATTGAAGTTCCCACTTAATAGTTCTACCAATCTTTTCTTCAATTAATTTATCGCCCACTTTTATCTTTCCCTTAATTGCTTGATTGTCCGACTCTGAAGAAAAGAGTTTAATAATACATGAGGAATAAAACTTAGTAGCCTGACCACCAGAAGGCTGCTGGCTAGTATACATAGCATTGATATTGTTACGAGACTGAGAAATAAGAACAAGCAGAGTTGGCTTAACCTTATTGTTTGCATAGTTAAGCATTTTCCATGCGTTACTAAAGTCACGAGACTCTGCTCCAATCTGCTTTGTGTTTTCCAAAGCCTTCATTTCATCAGTGTCCTTTTCAAAATAAATTGCAGGAAGCATTGATGTAATAGAGTCTACCACAATTAAATCAACACCAGCATTCATAAGCCCAACGCCTACATCTACCATATCACTAATAGTTCTTGCTTGTGAATAGATTAGTTTTTCTGGGTCTACCCCAAGTTGTCTAGCCCAATCTTCAGAGTATGACATTTCAGAGTCAATCCAAGCACACAACTTTCCTTCTGCTTGTGCCAATGCAATCATTTGTAGACACATAGAAGACTTTGCAGAAGATTTTGATCCCCAAATAAGAACCTGTCTTCCATAAGGCAGACCTCCGCCTAATGCACGGTTTAAACCAAAACTAGGTGTGGGCTGGTATTCATAGTTTACACCGACACCAGTTCCTAATCTCTTTCTCAACTTGGGATCAAGTTGGGCTAATGCTTCTTCTACGCTAACTGACATGTACATCCTCCAATGTTACTGTTCCGTCCTTAGTCTTTCCAAAATCAAATTTATAATATTTTCCCTCTTCAATATGCATATACGCTTTTGCAAATGATGTTGGAAATACTGTAATCGAGTGAAGATCTCTCTTAGTATCTGCAAGCGTAAGCGATGCCATCTTCTTACCAGTCTTAGTAACTCTTGGTTTAAATGAAACAACAAACATTTCATCATCTTTATAAGGCAATTGCTTATAACTCAAGAACCTAACAAGGGCATGGGACGATTCCTTTATTTCGTCAGACGGTATGAAAGATACAATCCTGTTATCATTACAAAGGACCAAGTAAGAACGACCCGTCTCAATAGTTGTATTTTCATCATCAAATATACCAACACTGCCAGTTTTGTCCAAAATTTCAACTCGTGACCATCCTGTTCCTCGCTTAATCGATTTTACCATACCCATAAAAATGTATGAGCCCTTTTCTTCAAAGTCAACAATGTCCTGAATAAATGCATAATAGTGAGAAGGAATTGTAATATTAAACTCTGGAAGGTTTAAGTATTCATATAGATTCTCTTTAATTTCTTGGTCATTTCTAGGATTGTCTGGAAATGTTGCTGCACCAATTGCTTTTAGTGCTTGTAGTGCACGAGAGTTTACTCCATTTCCTTTTGTAAAGGTAAATTCTTCAAGTTCTTTGTACGAACTGAATGGTCGTGCAGATATGTATCTTTCACCAATCTTGTCAGATATGAACTTGATAGCACTGAGTCCAAACCGAATACCTTTACCCTCAATTTTAAAATCGATATCCGAATCGTTAATGTGAGGTAACTTAATGCTAATGCCCATTCTTTTTGCTTCAATAAGATATTCAGTTCTTGCATCTTTATCCTTTTCATTTTTTAGCACTGAGTACATAAACTCAAGTGGATAATAATATTTTAACCATGCTGTCCAGTATGACAATGTTGAATATGCTACGGCATGTGACTTGTTGAATGAGTACCCTGCGTGAGCCTCAAAGTCATGCCATAAATCACGAGCAAGGTTGGGTGAAATAAACTTAGATGCACCCTCTACGAATTTTTCTTTAAACTGATCAAACTCTTTAGCATCTTTTTTCTTTCCAATGATTTTTCTAACTTTATCTGCTTCCGACATGGACATACCGCCAAGGTGTACGCATGCTTGCATAACTTGTTCCTGGTAAAGAATACAGCCATATGTGTCCTCCGTAAACTCTTTTAGTACTTGGTGAGTATAGGCAATGTTTTGACGACCATGCTTGCGATCAATATAATCTTTACCAATTGTATTCATCGCACCTGGACGAACAAGAGCATTTGATGCAGCAAGTTCTGCTAGATTTTTTACACCCATCTTTACAAGAAGGTTTGTGTATGGCGCTGCTTCACATTGAAACACGCCCTTTGTATATCCGTCTGATAACATCTGATATACATTTGCATCATCCATATTGATCTTAAGAAGATCAATTTTTTTACCATCTCGCTCTTTAATTATATCAATTGTATTCTTAAGAACAGACAAAGTTTTAAGACCTAAAGCATCAATCTTAATTAAGCCAATTCTTTCGGCTTCTTCCATATCAACCCCAACAACAGGAATTCTTTCGTCTGATCCTGTAGAAGATCTTGTTTCAAGTGGTGCATACCTAAAGATTGGTTCCTTTGCAGTAACAACTCCAGCAGCATGGATACCAGTGCCACGGATACGTCCACGAAGTTGTTCTCCATAGACTTCAACTTCTGGATACTTCTCACGAAACTCGTATGTTGATTTTGCTGTACAAAAATCATCCCACGAATCTACGGTCTTTAAAACCTTATTAACATCTGACAAAGGAATATTTAATACTCGTGCAACATCTCTAACAATTCCTTTACCAGTAAACTCAAGGAAGGTAGCAATAGATGCAACATGTCGGTACTGTCTAACCAGATAGTCTTTTACTTCCTCACGACGAGTATCTTGAATGTCTGTATCAATATCTGGAAAGTCATTGCGCTCTGGATTAATAAATCGGAAGAACAAAAGATTATGTTCAATAGGATCGATGTCTGTAATCTTTAATGCATAACAAACAAGAGAACCAGCAGAAGAACCACGACCTGGACCAACCATAATTTCTTCCTTTTTGGCCCAGTTAATCATGTTACTTACAACAAGAAAGTATGGGGCAAACTTTTTATCCTTAATAATTTGCAATTCTTCTTCAAGCCTATCAAGATATTCTTTATTCTCTGATAAGCCTCGTTCTGCCAAACCTTCCAAAGCAACCTTTGCAAGTTCTTTGTCAGGGCTTTTATATTGTACTGGAAGAAGGTTCAATCCTTCTTGAATTCCATAGTCCCCTACTGTATCTGCCAATAGGAGTGTGTTTGAATATATATCTGGTCTATCAATACCCTGCGCTTCCATGGCTGCTTTAATTTCTTCATATGAAAGAAGATGAATCTCAAACTTATTAAAAGACATCTGTCTGTCTTCACCGTATAGGTAGTCAAGGCGCTCCATCATATTAGTTTTTTTCTTTGACTTTTCGTATGTGGCTTCTTTGTTAATCTTGCTATGTGTATTCATGAGTAACTTAAACTCTTGAATTTCTTTTTGTGACGGATCAACATGGTGGCAGTCTGGAGTGACAATGACATTAATGCCAAACTCATCTGCAAGTTCAATTAAATATTTATTAATGTGTGCTTCATTATGAGGCATAACCTCAATGTAGTAGTCGTCATTAAAGCGTTCTTTGAACCAAGAAATATACTTCTTAGCAAGAGCAAATTCCTCTTCCTCTAGTGCTTTAACTAAAACACTACTTGGACATGCAGAAGAAACAATAATTCCCTCTTTATACTTTTCTAATATACTAAAATCAAATCTTGGCTTCTTAAAGAAGCCATCTGTCCAAGATAGTTCACTAATCTTGTTTAAGTTTTCCAAACCAATTTGATTCTTGGCTAGAAGGATAATGTGATTGTAGACAAGATCTTGTTGACCTTCTCTTTCAGACTTATCTCGTGTATCAGATATGTCTGCACACATGTATCCTTCTAGACCTAGAATTGGCTTAATGCCCTTTGCTTTTGCAATACGGTGCAGTTCCCTATGCCCAGATAAAGTACCGTGGTCAGTGATGGCAATCGCTGGCATCCCTAACTCAACTGCACGGTTCACGTATTCTTCTGGAGTAGCAACACCATCAAATAATGAATAGTGTGTATGGACATGTAAGCCTACGTAGTTCATATTACCAATCAGCGTTGGTAGATGAAGTTACGGATGGGCCATCAAAACCCAAATAGTATGCTTCTTGTTCAGCATAAGGAATCTTCTTTAGTGCTGACTCAAGTGGGTAAGGCTTAATATCTCCCCAAGCAAATGGCTCCTTATCTGGAGCAGATGGAATAAGAGTGTAATTAGTTTCAGTTCCCTGACCATTACGCTTTAACTTCCATACTACGTTTGAGATGCTTCCTGTTTCAAGTGCATACTCACGAATTGTATTAAATGATGACTGCTTGCTGATACCCATTGACCAGATAGCAACATATGGTGCTTCAATACCGTCATCAACTAGGACGTTGCAGTAAAAGCGAAGACGGCCACGCCATCCAGCCTTTGGATCTTTTCTGTGCATTTCTTCTGCCCAGTCACGACCTTCTGTGTCCATTGTGTCTACAGCCTTGCGCTTATAGTCCTTTGGATTTACGTGTTCCTTTACAACAAGTGCAAGACCACGATCTGCACTATAGTTTGCAGAGTCTTCATCAAGTTCTTCAATGAACCTAATCTTTACCGATTGTCCATCAGCAAGTTTTAGCCACTTAACCTTTGGACCATCATTTTCATACTTTGGCTTATCGAGCAGGGCGTTAATGTTTTTTAGTCCCTTTACTACGCTCATATTATTCTCCTTTGTTTGTTATATTAGTTTAGCATAAGAGATATAGATTTGTCAAACTGAAATTCTAACTTAGCAAGTTCTTCGTCTGACATATCGCCTATATCTTTATATTGTTTGTTTAATGTAATAACGGAAACACGACTAGAAAGTTTTGTGACTATCCTATCTTTCATGTTTCCTCCTGCCTCATCGTTATCTGCAACAACAATAATGTTATTGAAATACTTCTGAAGCAATTCTATTTGTGTGCTGGATACATTTGCACCAAGTGTTGCAACGGCTGGAAGACCGACCTGATCAAGTCTAATAGCGTCAAATGAAGACTCCACTACATAGACTCTATCTGATTTCTTTACACGATGTAAATTAAAAAGGGTCTTGCTTTTTGGAAGCCCTGGAGTATTTTTAAAGTCTTTACCCTCAATAGATCTTCCAACAAACCCCAAAGGTATTCCGTCTGGACTATGAACTGGAACAGTAACCATATCCTGTTTATCCGAATATCCCAAAGAAAATTTAATGCATGATGGCTTTATAATTTTCCTATATGCAAAATAGTTTTTTGCCCTTTCAGAACTAACTAAATTATTGTGTAGCCTTTTAATAATTAGTTCATCAAATGGCTTGTATGTTTCTTCTTTTATAAGAACACGATCAATTTCTACAGCAATATTACTTTCTTTTTTCTTACTATTAATAAATCTGGCAGCCTCAAAATATGTTCTTCCAGAAGTATGCATCACTAGTTCTGTAAGGTCTGCAGATTTTTGACAAGAAAAACAAAAAAACATTCCGCTATCCTTTTGTACTTCACCCGCTGGTGTTCTATGATTATTATGAAATGGACAAAAGATCATAAAGTCTGCATCAAGTTCAGACTCTATTGTTATACCAGATCCTGTAAGGACTCGCTTGACTTGTTCTGCGGAATAAGTATTGGATTGGTTCCGTCTATTCCTGCTATCCATTCGCTCTTCCTTTTCCCTGCGTAAACTGCATGTATCGATAATTCAAATTCAAAAAAGTTCTTTATCTCATTATACCTTATAGTGAAATCTGGGTCAAGATCAATTCTTGGAACATACCCACTTAATCTCATTTCTGATATTAATAATCTTATATACTCCTCTTTAAGCCTTCCGATCATTGAGTCGTCATAAATTATTCCGTCAAGGCAAAAGCGCTTAATTGACTTATGATGATATGAGCCATTGGCACCTTTTTTTGACATACCATATTATAACTACTTATCTTCAAAATCTTTATACCTGTAATATCCCTTATCAAAATCGCACTGAACTAAGAAATCACCCATAAAGCCGTTACGATTCTTACGAAATGCACATTCAATGATATCGCTATTAGTTCCACGACCCAATGCAAGCACCCAGTCAGCATCATAAGCAATCTGTCTAGACCATGCCGTTTGACCCAATGTAGGTACTGTAGATAGATCGTTAACATCATCTGGGGTAGCAGATGAAATAGCAATAATTGGAACTTCTTCGCTAATAGCCATAAGTTTAAGTTCACGAGAAAGATTCTTCATTCGCACTGTTTCATTATCTGACTTTTGATTAGGAGCCATCAACTGAAGGTAGTCTACGATTACAAAGTCTGGCTTATATTGATCAATCTTTCCACGAAGAACTGATGGGTTTATCTCACCACCACTATCATTTGAGATAATGTGAAATTCTGATTTGCCAGCAAGATTCTTTGCATGCCAATCTTTTAACATGTCAATTTCAATCTCACCATTGCTAATTTTTCTATGAGACCAACGACCTTCACCCATAATTGTAAATACACGATTGCGTACCTCAGTCTCTGACATTTCAAGAGAAATCACCATTGGAGACTTTCCTTGTTTCCATGCCTGAACAGCAAAGTAAAGAGCAAGCCATGACTTACCAATTCCTGGGTATGCAAGAAAGACCCCAAGTTGTCCAGGCATAATTCCAGAAGGTAAATAGTTATCGAATCCTGGAAGTCCTGTTTTAATTCCAGCAAGTCCTAGTGACTGCTGCTTCTTGACATTTTCAAAGTAAGCAATTGCAGACTCAAGATCTGTTACATCGATATCACGAATTGCTGCAGTATTCTTTTTTAATTCTGAAGTTTTTGTAATTAGGTCATTAAGAGCGACTGTCCCGTTATTATTCTGAATCTCAGAGGCTGCGGACCGAAGAATATCTTTTAGGCTATCTGTTAGATACTCACCTTGTAGTTCTTCTAGGTGGTGCTTTGTTGCACCAACGCCCTGTACTGGCTCAAAATCTCTAAATTTTTCAGTAACTAGTTCTGCTGGAGGAAGGACAGAGTTGTTTTCAAAATATAGCCTGACAAAGTTCCAGATATCTCCATGAGTACGTAGTAGGTTGTCTACATTTGCCTGAAGAAGAACATGGATCTGTTTATCTTGCAAAACAGCAGTTAATAGTTTTGCTTCTGTATTATTCACTCAACCACTCCTTAGCCATTCTTCTACGCTCTACTCTTTCTTTATCGTCTTGCTGCTTATCTAATCTTGCTTGTAATATTTTTTCTGTATTGTACGCAAAGTAATTCCAAGAAGGAGACTGAGCAACACTAAAGTAATACTCCAAAAGATCATAACATGCTCCTATTCCATACGACTCAATTAGTGCATCTGAAGCCCATTGCTCTACGTTAAGGTTTAAAGATGGCTTTTGTTCATACTTTGCAGTATGGTGCTTGCTATATCTTGAAAGCAAAGCCATACGGTCTTTGCGTTCAGCCATTACTTCTCTTCAGCCTCACTTTGTGCTTCAAGAATTTTTGATGTTAGTTTATCTTCAACAAACTTATACACACGCTCAAAAGCCTGTTCTGTATTCTCTCCATCACGCTTTGAGTCTACAACACCAAGGTCTAGCCTTAGTGATTGAAAATTTCCTAGATTAAGTGTGTATCCAAGTGTTACAGATACCTTTGTTGGTTCATTTTCCATTTCTATACCCTTCACTAAATAGATTCATTCCAAATTGGAACAAACCGACCATCTTCTGTTTTCCTATATGTAAGTATACCATCGCCCATTCTGCGTGTCAACTCTTGCCTAGTAGGAGTAATATCATTTGTAATTAATTTATCTTTTCTTGGTCTTCCAATATGGTATGTAGCAAGTATATCACGAATCTCTCTGACTTGCGATTCAGAGTAATACGATCTTACCTGAAAGCCTCTAGCGCCACCCTTTTGAGAACCCGTAGGGAATGGAATGATTCCTCTTTTCATTAGTGATGGCATATACTTTTTATGACGATTAACTAATTCAGCAGTCTGACCGACGGTATAAGCCCTTTCTCTCTTATTTTTAAAATCACTAATTAAACAACTTTCAATTTGATCCTTAGTAATATTATAAACAGACATTATTCCATTAGAATGATTATAATGATGAATTCGAACAAGGCTCCCATTAAGAAACCAAACCTTTTTATTACCTGGTATTACAGGTGACTCATTGTATTTTTCGCTCTCAATAGTTCCCTTTTTAGTAACCATTGCCCCTCCGAAGTATGACTAGGTGGATGAAAAAAAACTCTAAGCCCACAACTTATACAGTATATCTCTAGATGATTAAGTTCAGTATACTGTCTATCTACGAACATTCTTCCATTACATTTTTTGCAAGATATCATTAGTTTGGTATTCCGACTATGATTAAGTTAATACCAATACTTGTATCTCCGCCACTATTAAATTTTACTGTCCCCTCTACCCTTGAAGTTGATATGCTGTTAATTGTTACCATAACATCTTTTCCAGCATCTGTACTTCCAATGTTTATTGGGGTTGCAGTTACAACTGGTGCAAATTTAAAGTCTGTTCCAAAATCATAAAAAAATGGTTTAGAAGATCCTGCAGTCTGTGTTGTGCTTGTTGTGACCTGTACATAACCACCTATTATACGTGCCTCTGATGCCTTTACGCTTTGCTTTCCTGATGTTGGCGTATCTACTGTTACATACTTGTATGCTGATGGTGATATTTGAGTTGATAAATCATTAATAGCCTTAACAATCTGATAGATATATGTTACATCTAGTGGTTGCCCTCTTTCGGGCACAGGTAAAATAGACATAATACAATTATACCAGAGACCTAACCCCAGAATCATAAACCTTAAGAGTATTATTAATCACTGGATTTATTGATGCTGCCTGGACTAGAACCCTAACAGAAGATGTTCCAGTTTTTAAAAATGAATATGTGTTGCTATTAGCAATTCCAATATTTGAGTATTCTGCGCCGTCAAAAGAAACAAATATATCATATTTATCTTCAGAAGAAAAATTTGATGACTTAAACCAGTTGACAATAATTGTATTTCCAATAATATTGAGGTCACCAGAAACAGTCTTTATTGGCTCATTATCAACAAAAAATGACTGAGACCATGGAGATTTTCTATTTTTGTCTTCTGAGACTAGCCTAAACCTTATGATTCTTTTGTTATCAGATGTTGTTTTTCCTAATAGTTCTTTTTTTACAACAATATTTTTTATTCCTTGATCTGCCATTATACTACATCCAAACCAAATCTAAATTCAATATAGTTTGTTGTATTAGCAGATTTAATGATTGTTCTTGCTTCTGGAGTTTTTACAACTGTGTACCCAGTTAATCCATAAACAGAGTTATTAGATGTAACATTTTCAAGTCTAAGACCATCCAAACAAACATAAAAGTCTGATGTTGGTGTTGTGCTGCCATCTTTTATAACACACGCATAGATTCTCACAGTATTTACTTCAGACCAAGAAAACTCTGAACTTTTTTTCAATTCCTGAAGTTGCTTAGATACGACAAAATATCTATTTGTTGCAAAATTATTTGCTGTATCATCTACAACTGCTTCAAATGTTGCCCACTTGCCATTTTTAAAAGTTCCCGTTGATGAGAATTCAACAATAAGTCTTACGGATTTTGGAAGCGTATTGGCAGATCCAACTTTGTTTACAACAGAAAATGCTAATCTTAATTCGTCTGTTGGTGAATTTTTACTAAAATCTACAGAAGAGTTTGTTAACTGTATAAAGTTTGATCCACTTTCTGCTACTAGACTACCATCCTGACCTATTGTAATATTTGCATTATTTCCAGATATTGCAAAAATATTATTTAAAAATCGACATCTTTCATATCTCTGAACTCGATTTGAATTTGTAAAAATTTTATTATCTGCATTTGTTTGAAATACTGGATATACTTGATTGATAATGTTTGTATCAACATCATTAATTAAGTATCCAGAAGAAACAAATTTATCTAAAATATTAGCACTAGAAGAAACAGTAAAAGATGTTGCTGTTGGAACTGTTGCAATAGTTGCATCTGTCATATTAAATGTGGATGGCGCAATTCCAGATATAGATATTTTTGTTCCTATCGTAAGACCATGTTCTGCGTCAGTTGTATACGTTATTGTAGATCCTGAAGGTGTTGCTGAAACAGATATAGCATTAACTATTTTAACAACACGGTCATCTAAGGGTTCATAAATTGAAGGAATTTCTGCTGCTTGTGATGAATACTTCCAAGGCTCTGACTCAGAAAAAGAATACACAGTTTTGCTATCAAATGCTCCTGCAGAAGGATTTGAGGCTGCAGAGAATACACCAACCTCTGTAATCTCGTATCTTTCTTGAGTTGGCAGTTCTGCTGTTAATACAACTTTAGAGACACCATTATCATCTACAAATCCACGAGAAATAATTGGAACTCGAAACATTTCAAAATCAAGAGAAGATTTATTAGAATAGTCACCCAAAGTTCCATCTGAAAGTATTGGCTTTGCTCCACACCCAATTGCTATATGAGAGGCATACGACGATGTTTGCCCAACAAGATACTTTGCTAAAATATTTTTTCCTATATTAGTTATCATTAACTTCCTCCATTGTATATTGTATCATCAAAGATAGACCCACTTGTTAAGATTTGAACTTCTGCCTGTTCGCCATCCTTTAAGTTTATAAGATTTATTACTAGGTCCCCCGTTATCGGGTCTATATATATTGATTTACAGTTTGGCACCTTGGTCCACTTAGTTTTATCTGGCTCGTCAGCATTTTCTATAAGGTCATAGCCATTACCACATACTGGCAAGTGATCCAAAATAGAAAGTGATAGCGACTTAAAGTAGGAGTCTGAAGACTGAAGACGAAGAACATTGTTTGGATTGTATTGTAAATATAGATCGGATAAATTTTTTATTGGGTTATATATTATTTTTTGACCATTAACAATATCGTGCCTAGAGATTGTTGCAAGTTCTTGTCCGCCTATATCTTCAAATATAAGGTCTGTCATTATGTCAATAGACATAACGTCGTCATCTTTAATTATTAGATCTGGCGTAGCAATTTTTACCGCATTACTATCAATTATTGTTTTTGGTTCTGGAATATTTGGAACTGCATCTGTTGTCATTATACTACCTCACTTAAAAAGACTGTCATTTCTGGACCATTAGAATTTTTTAGATAGTCAATATTGTATACCACAAACCTATTTGAAGAAGAAGATGCCATATGTATTCCATTTTCCTCATAGTCTAAAGTAACTATATCTCCCAATTGTAGTGTTGGAATTGGGAATATTTTAACACCTATAGACTTTCTTGGTTTTGTTATTTTTTCAACAAGCCAGGTCATTAAACTATGTGCTTCATCATAAGACTGAATATAGGGAGCATTTAGAGAAAAATCTTTTTTGCCATAGGTCATCCTGCTTAATTTGATGTCTTGATAATCTTGTTTAAATTTATATGGATTGGATATTAGTTTGTCAGCAACAAACTGTGGATTTGAGGTTAGGCTATTTTTATTAAAATAGTCATCAACAGTTAATCTATTTTCAGATTCTTGTGTAAATGTTACTCCCTGTATTCTTAAATAATTACCAGTTGTTTCATCTAAACTTATTGCTGTATCTGTTGCATTAAATATAATAAATTCTGCTCCATACGATCCCGCCCTAAATCCAGAAACTACATACCCTTTTAGTTTATTAAATGTTGGAGATATTTTTGCAGTTAATGCTGGGAAAGCCTTGTCATATTTACATTTAAATGTTGCTGCTTCACGCATTATGCTTCCAAATTCTTCAAAAAATATATTATATTTTGGTGCTTCAGACTCGCCTATTCCAGAAAGATAAGTGTTTTGTATTAAACCGCTTATGGCATATTTTCTGAAAGACTCATTTACATCAATATCGGAATCTCCAAATATTGAATCAACTGGAGCACCTAAAGAAAATGTTGTATTTTGTGAATAATTATTACATAAAGCATAAACATTTTCAAACATAATCCTTGAAGATCCTCTTGTAAAAAGACCAATTCCAGAATAAACTGGTAATGGATCTGAATCATCAACTGTTTTAATTATTTTACCATTTAGATATAAATAAAATCTTCTAACTTTTCCAATATCTTGATACTCAACTGCAAGATCATATACTGTTGGATTTTCTTCTGCTACAATTCGTGCTTGACCAGTAAACTTTCCATCGTCTACTGTTATTTCACCAAGACCTTCCCATAACTTAACTGGAACTGCTTTACCATTATCAGACTTAATCTTATAAAAGAAAACATTGCTAACACTTTCTCTTTCTTCTTGAGACAAATTTCCCATACCAAGTGCTGCAATTTCAAAATAATACCCAACATTTGTTGATGAATTTAGCATAAACGCAATGCCACCAGACCCGCCAGATATATTAATATTTTTATCTGGCGTACTACCATTTACGACATAGTAGGTTGCGGAACCATTTGATGTTTGGCCCCTGTCTGTACTATTTTCAATTTTACCCACAATTCTCATTCTTGTGCCAAAATGTTTGTATTTGTTGTCGTCTAAAGACTTATGCACATATGATATAAAATTTCTTGGCTTTTCTTTAGTAGTAAAGTTTGGTCCAGTCAGAGATAATGCTGATGATTGCAGAGTGCCACTTTGAACTGGTGTTGATGTACTGATCTCTCCTAAAAATGATGTAGACATAAAGTTTTTAATAATTCCACTTCGAGAAGATGTTCTTGCAAGAGCATCTGAAGATATTCCAGAATCAGTTAATTTGCCAGAACTAGAAACAGTTGTTGCTGGCAAAGTTAAATCTTTTTGAAATAGGTATTCGGATGACATATAGCATCCTTTTATGTTTTCATCAGATTTCCAATAGTCTGAAATTCCAGCATTATGCTCGACTATTTTAGTTCCAAACTGACCACGACCATGTTTTTGAACTTCGCCATTTTGTAATTTGATCACTCCATTTTGCTCAAAATATTTTGGCTCAGAATATATTCTAACAAGACCAGTAGGATATATTTTTCCATTGAATGGAAGTTTAGAAAAATAGTTTTGATATTCTTCTGTTGATGTTATCCAAACATTTCCAAATCCAGAAACATTATACTGAACTGCATCATATTTTATAATTTCTCCCTGTGAATAAAAGTATCCATTATATCTTGTAATCCAGTAGGCTGCCTCTCCAAGACTAAATGTATTGTTTATTAAAATATTATTTTTAACTGCAGGAACATCGGCTGTCAAATTTGAGTTAAGAGGAATTGCACTAAGAACATAAGCAGACTGATTAGCGACTTCGTTGTTAATAGATTTTGTGTTTTGAGTTCCAGAAACTTCCCAAAGAAGCGCTGGCTTATATGTATAATATCTTTCATTATCAACAAGGCTTGCCTGCCTAATAGATCCTATCGATCTTTGTATATGCCTTGTAGTATAGTTAATTGCTCCATCGTTATATACAGAGTTTTCTTGTGTTGAAACAGAAATTATGTTTGAAAGTTTTGGCTTGTTTGTTTTATTTTTAACTTCAGAATCAGTAATAAAATCTTTTGTTCCTTGAAGTGCAAAATCGGTAGGTCTTTCTTTTTCAGATGGCATTATATAGTTTTTACTCATCATAACAAAATTATTATATTCATCAAAAAACATAGCAGTTTGTGTTGATATAGCCAAATCTTGTAGAACTTGAGCAACGCTATTTTCTGGAGCAACAAAGAAGTATGGAATAATTATTTCTTTTTCACCTGGAACTCTTTTAAAAGTATAGTTAGAAAAACCAATATGATCTAAAAGCAAAGACACTGCAGAACTAACAGATACCTCTGTCATCAAAATTTCTGGCGCAGTTATTGATTCAAGATACCAATACAGATCTCTTAAATTTATCGATACACTCTTTGTCATTAAGTCTTGTTTTGGGAACGCATCAGCATAAAGAGTTTTGATTGGAACATAATAGTCCCAGCCATTAACATCAGCAATAACCTCATGGAATCTAAACTTTATATGCCTTGCAATATATTTAGATATAATACTGTTTGTATTATTTGGGTTAAATGCTTGATCGTAGTCAAAGATACTAATGTTGCCACTAGACGCAATTAGTTGACCAACTGGTAATCCAGAAACTCCCAAGTCTGAAGCGCTTTTGGTTATTGAATAATCTAGTGTCTTATCAGAAATATTCATTATAAGTCTTGGAGAAATTTCAATAAGATCAAACGTAGAATCTTTATTTTGCATAGTATCAACAACAATTCTAATGCCATCAATATATTCAAACTCTCTAAATTGTGGCTTGTTATCAATCGATCTAATAAAAATATCTGGTGAGGTAGCATCAGTAATAAAGTTAGTTAACCTATCAACTGTTTCATCTTGAATATACCACCCATACTTCGGTGTAATTATTGTATAGTCTGTCCCGTTCCAAATATGAAACTTTCCAATGTCATTTATATTTTCTTTAATAAGATATGCGTATCCAATTACAGATTCCTCTGGTCTTAAAGATATACTTGAATATGTTTCTGCAAAAACAAAAGTAGATCTCCATTCGTCTGGAATAATAAGACCATATGCAATTTCTACATATCCATCACTTTTAATTATTGAAGATCCATCTATTCTTCTAGATGCTGAATTAAACGATATTGTGTCTTCCCAATTACCATTTTTTAAAAGTTGAATTTTCCATTTACTAGGAACTTTTTGGTTAAGTTCTCCAAAAAATGGATCTGCAAATGTTCCTGTAGGTGAAGAGAATGGCCCCAAGTCTTCAGTTCCAATATGTGTTTGCATTTTTACGACTACTCTATTTACTGGAATTTTTTCTTTATACACTACAAACGGACACGCATCTTCTATATAATTTTGAGAGCCACGAACATTCGATGCTATACCATATTCTTGGCCATTCTCAGTTCTGTAAGATGTCCAATATTTAAATTTATCATTTTTATCTGGCATATAATATCTAGGTCTATCTGCCATAACTATGTTTGGATGATGAAGTTTTCCATTTTCAAAAAATACAGCCTTGTTAATTCCAGATCTTGGTCTAAACTGTTCAAAACATGCTTCTAAAGAATATAAGGTTTGTGTTTTTTCTTTTTTAGTTAAAATAGTTGTTGGTGTATCTTCATTATCAAATGTTCCATCAACCAATACATCAGCGTCAGTTGCTCCTGTATAAAAATTTCCAGCATCATTTATATCAAAACTTGTTGGAAGAGATGAGTAAATTGATGATATTTGATTAGGTCTATATCTATAATTTCCAACATGCTTTATATTGGTTGGTATATTCATGTTCCATTCTGCTGTAATTATTGACTTGTTTTTTACTGTGGAAGAAGTCTCTAAAAATGATTGAAGTTCCTTGTCTACAAACATTATACTTCTTCCAAAGTTACAGAGACATTCCAGTAGTCAAACTTTGTTCCTCTTTTTTCAACTGAGTAATTAAAATTACTAATAAACATTTCTATTAGTTGATTATACTGTCTAAGACGATCATACGGGTCTGGCTGACCATTAAAAACATCTTTTTTGTCATACGCAAGAAAAACCCAGAAAGAGTCTTTATGATTTTCATACCACTCAAGCATATCTGCTCCACCTGCGCCACCATCTGTTGTATATGATGTATGTGGCGATATGCCAGTTTCTGCATTAAATGCTGGAATATTAGAATGAGATCTAGACGGAATCATATTCCAACTGGTACTAAGTTTTAATTTATCTGCAATATGATAGGATCTCATTCTTCCATTAATCATTCTTTCACGCTTTTCAATACGTTCATCTGAAAACTCTAATGGTGATCTGTTGTCATCTGTTAAAATTAAAAACTGATTAATTAGTGTGTCGTCTGGTTCACCAGTTGTATCTGCACCAACTTCTAACCCATATGGAACATATAACTTATTAATTATGGTGCCTGAATTTTCAGACCAAAGCATACCACTAGGTCTACTATATCTTTTTCTTCCTTGGATATAAGAGTACCTTGGATCAATTTCGTCTGCCACTTATACCAATCCCCCTAATTCTTCTGTCTTCTGTTTGTCTAATTGTTGACATTACTGCCTGTGCAATCTCGTTTGGATTAGCATCTGTCTTTGCATTAACAGTTAATGTATATGTATTATTATACACTGCTCCCCCTGGGTTTTTACCACTATTCATTGCTCTGAGAGTATCAACACCATGTGTATCGACTGCATACTTACTCATTATAAATTCTCCTGGAGTTAACATTGCTGGGATAGTATCTGTTCCTCTTGCAAAACCACCACTAGCAAAATATTTAGGAGGTACTATTCCACCCATGCTAAAACCAAATCTACCAAACACGCTCTTTAAAGCATTAGTTACTGTTGCAACAGGTTTTGTAACTATATTTTTTACTGCTGATGCAACATTGGATACCCCAGTTGCAACTGCCTTGGCTACTGTAGAAACAGTACTTGCAACTGTTTTTACTACCGCAGTTGCTGGCTTTGTAACTGCTGCTACAACCTTTGCAATTGGCTGATTTACACCTAAATTCCACCCAACAGAAGGAACGGATGTTGTTTTTGTTAATGGGCTTCCACCAAGTGGATTAAATGTAGGGGTTGTTGTTGCTGTAGGCTTAGGAGTAGGTACTGGATTTGGTGTTGGATTTGGTGTTGGATTTGGTGTAGGGGTAGGATCTGGTGTAGGATCTGGCTTTGGTGTAGGGGTAGGGTCTGGCTTTGGTGTAGGGGTAGGGTCTGGGGTCGGAGTAGGCTCTGGTGTTGGTTCTGGTGTAGGCTCTGGTGTAGGGGTAGGCTCTGGTGTACCAGATGTTGCTCCAGTGATTGCATCATTGCCACTTGACTGTTGATTATTATATGCCTGTATTAATTTGTCTTGAGTATTTAAAGCAAGTTGCATTGACTCTATAAACTGCTTACTTCTTACCATAGCAAGATCTACCTGATTTTTAATTGCTTCCCAAGCATCTCTTGTTTTTCCAAGAACAGTTAAATTTTCAATATCAGTTTTTAATTGAATTTGTTTTAAACGAATAAATTCTTGAGCAGGTTCTATCTTCTTTTCTTCTAAATCAAATATCTCATTTTGCAAATCTTTAATATCAGACTCAAGTTCTTTCCTAGTTCTATATGTTTTTGTAACTGGGTCATAGGCTTTTACTGAGTTGAGTTCATACTGTCTAGATTGCTCTAATGCTTCTCTCTGCTTTGTTACAGCATCAGCAGCCTGCTGTGCTCTCATTTCTTGTGCAGCCCTTGCCGCTGCTGCTATATCTCCAGATGTTAGAGCCTCAGCAAGTGTTAGTTGGCCTCTTTGCTGATTAGCAATAGCAGCATTAGCCTTTTCAACATCGTCTAGTGCTTTGATTCTTTCATCATATTTTTCATTAATTTTTTGCTCTTGATCTTCAATAGCCTTTAAGGATGCTTCCTTATCATCAATTTTATATTGAATTCCAGCAATAGTATTTTGTGCTTCCTCAATTATTTTATTGCTTTCTTTAGTGTCTAAATTAAACTTTATTTGAAGTGCAGTTTCTTCAACATCAAAGGCCTCCATAGCGTTACTAAATCCTTGATCAAACATGTCTTGCATAAACCCAATAGTGCTCTTTAGTTGATTTAGTCTTTCATTAAAATCACTCACCATCTTATTTAGTTCATTTTGTGCAGCAATAATTTGTGCTCTATCTGCACCCTTACTTATTAAACTGTTTATTCTTGATTGTTGAGCAGCAATAGCATTTTCCATTGATCTTAAGTTTTCATCAGAGCCAATTGCAAAAGCAGTTTCTGAACTGTATTGTTGTCTAATTCTATTTTCTTGAACTCTATCTTTCTTAAATTGAGCAATGTCTGTTTTTATTCCTGAAACTGCTGCAGCCTTTTCTTGTGCAATAGTTAATGCTTTATATTTTGCTATAAGTGATTTTAAGGTTTTATCGTTAACCCCATTTGCAATTGCTGCTGCAATTGTTTTATCAGAAATTAATTCGTATGCATTGGCAACTGGCACTCCAAGTTTAGACAACTTATCGAATGCAATAGTTTGATTTGATAATGCTTTAGACTCTTCTTCCATGCTAGAATTAAAATCTCCCATGGTGATTGAATACAAAGCCTCTTGAATATTTTTAGCATCTCTTTTTAGTGCAATAATATTTCCCTTGTTGTCAAACTTAAACAAAGAATTTTTTCTCTTTTCATATTCTTTTGGATCCATGCCAACAATTAGTTCAATAAGGTCCTGACTTCCACCTAGTGCTCGAATATCATTTTCTATACCACTAAATACATTTATTGTCTTGCTGCCTCCAAATAATTTATCCAATGCCTTACGAGAAGCAGACCAGCCTTCTGTAACTTTGATTTGATTCATTCTTACATCTCTAAGTTTCTTTACAAGGTCGTCAAGTGGAGAAGCCTCAACCTTGCTTCCTCCACCAGTATTGCCACCTGTTGGAGCATTTGTATTAACTTGAACATTATCAACAACAGCCTTGTTTCCTTGAGCCTCTATATATTTTTGTACAATATAGGATTTGCTTCCAGTAATACCAGCACCACCTCTTGGGCCAGTTTCTTTACGCCAAGCCTTGAAATCTTCGCTTTCAAGTATCTGTGGTTCTGGAACATTAATTAATGTAGAGATAGTAGTTGTATAAACTTTTTGCTGATCTTCAGTTAGAGTATTGAAATATGCTTCATCAAATGCTGCAGTTCCCTTAACCTGTGGCATAATTTCATAAACAATTTTTGCTGTTAAATCTTTGCTTCCTTCAATGCTGTCAAGCATTTTGTTTAGTCTGTCGTATGCTTCTTTATTCTTTGGATCTATGTAATAACTTACCATTACATCTGATGGTATAACAGCATTAAGATTATTTAACTTAATTATATTTTTTGTAAAATCAAGAGCATCTGAGTCTTTTTCAAATGCTTCTACCTTAGTAATAAATTTTGTTTGTACTGTTTTATTGATTTTATTGTCTGCACCAAGAATATTTTGTGCTGCAACACCAATTGACTCAGAAGTTGCACCACTAAACTTTGTAATAATATTCATCATCTTTGGAGCAATATCTTTATTGTCTGTTGCTAACTGAAGAAGGCTTCTAAACACTGCTGGAGGTATATCGCCACTTGCCATCTTTGCCTGAATCAAGAACTCTTGTCCACTATCAATAGCACCAGACTTTCTCAAATCTCCTGCTTGCTGATTAACAACATCAAGATAAGCCAATTGATTTGGATCATTCTTATATTTTGCAGTAGTAGCCTTTTTCATTCCAGACATCATTGCTTCTTGAAGTCCTCCAGCACTATTGTACTGGCTAACAATGTCTCCTTGCAATGCTGCTTGGGCACCTGTTAGTTTATCTCTTTCTTTGATATACCTGGTTTGCATTTCATTGGCTTCATTAATTTTACCCTGCAACTTTAACTCTTCAATTTTCTTTTGATAATACATATCAAATGAATCAAGCATTTGCTTGTTTTGCTCCATAGCAATTTTTGCATCAACTGCATATGCTGCTCCTAAAGTCCCTGCTTGTTTTGTAAATTTCTTTGATGCAAAATAGCCTCCGATAGCACCTGCTGCTGCACCAATTCCTCCACCAATTATTGCTCCAACAACGTTTCCAACTACTGGAACAGCGGTACCAATTGCTCCACCAATTGCTGCGCCTGCTGCTGCTCCTCCAAGAGCAGAAGCACCTATTCCAACCTTTTGCATTGTTTTTTGTCCAGCAAGTTTGGTTATAGGATTTGCATTTTGAATATTTGAGATACTGCTCTTCATATTCTTAGAATTTTCTTGAATCATTTTCATTCTAATTTCAAGCGGCTTATCTAAAAGGTTTTCTCCATTAGGTCCTAGAAGACTTTCTAGTTGAGCAATAACCTTAAGACCAATTGACATGTCTCCTGCTTGTCTTGCAGCATTCATTGCTAAACTCTTTGCCTGACCTATATCCATAGCACCTGACATAATTGCAGAAGATAACTGACTGCTCAAATCTTTTACTGCAACATTTCCCTTGCCTGCAGCATTTTGTTCAGCAATTCTCTTTGTTAATGCTTTACCTTCTGCAGTCTGAGTAAATGCTTCTCCATACGTTGTCTTTCCTGTTGCTGGACCAAGCATTGAAAAAGAGTTTTTGCGTCTCAGGTCCATTTGTTCAGATGCTGTTACTTTACCACTAAACTTTGCTATTTCATTAATTGCAGAAGTTGTTCCTTTAAACTTTTCGCTTTCTTCCAATACCTTTTTCTGTGCTCCGTCAAATGCCATTCTTAGCGCAACAAAGGATCCAACTGTTGCTGCAAGACCAATTGCTAGTGCTGCTGCTGGACTCTTTAGCATTGGCAAAATCATTGACAATCCCATTAAAGGCATCATAACCTTTTGTGATATTTCTCCAACTTTGCCTGGGGCCATAGATCCAATCATTGCTGCTCCAGAAGCAATTCCTACTGCTCCCCCAAGACCCATCCCTGGTCGTTTACCTGCATCAATTCTTGCTTGTCTTTTTGCTGCTCTATTTTCAGCAAACTTAGTTAATCTTCCCATTGGCGTTCTTGCTTTTGCTTCTGCTGCTGCTCTTGCATCAATAATTGATTGCTGGTATGCAACCTTTGCAGCCAACTTACTTCTTTTTTCTTCTAATGCTGCTTGTTTTCTTCTTCCCCGCATAACTGGATCAATTGGTCCAGTAGTTCCATACATAGCAGTTTTGTTTGCATTAATTCTTGCTTGTGTTCTTGCTTCTGCTCTTTGTCTTTTTTCAATTTGGCGACGTAAAGATTTTGCATCAGCATCTATTGGTCCTGTTCCATACAACAATGTTCTTGATGCTGCTGCTGCTGATTGAGAAAGAGTTGTTCCGATTGTACTACCAACAGATCTTGCTTCTGCAATAGATCCTCTTGCTCCATCTATTAATGCTGTTGCTACTGTGCTCCTTGCTTCTGGTGCATCGGATTTTCCACGCAAGACCATAGGCTTTTGACGAATTTTTGGCTCTGTTGATGCTGGGGCTAGTCTTGTATCCTTTGTACTTCCAGTAGATGACTTAACTCCAGCAGGCTTACTTGTTGTCTTTGGTTTTTTTGTTTTTCCAGTTTTTGGATCTTCTACTACTTCGTCTGGTTTAATTAAAATAGATGTATGAAGTTTGTGTATTTTTTTCCAATCAACCTTTTTACCTTCTCTAAGTCTATCGACCATTGCTTGATAATATGGTCTTTCTTCTGGACTAAGGTCCATAGTTGCTAGTGTTTTTTCTAGTTTAGGTAAAACTCTATCAATTTCAGCATTCATTGCATTGTGATATTCTTGAGCAGTCATCCCCTTTGCAATATCTGCTGTTGCGTTTCCAAACCAGAATGGAGATTTTCCTGCTGCAGGGCCCTTAACACCACTCAGGTTTATTTTTGCCATCTCTTCCATTGAAGGAAGATTTTTTACAAAGTCTCTCTTGCCAGATGCTCTATCAAATACTCCTGCTGCTCCAACATCTGCAATAACATTTCCACCTAAGTTTCCAGCCTTTAGGTCTTTGTCTATTCTAAGGTTTGCTGCTACAAGTTGTCTAAAATACTGTTCTTTTGTAAAGTTCTTGCCCATCTTTGAAGAATCAAACCTTGCATCATATGGAGACTCTAATACAATTATCTTTCTCTTACCGCTTGGGTCTGTAGGATCAATCATTGTCCTTACAGTTTGTTTTGGAGCATCTAGTCCATGAACATCACGAGCAATTTGAGTTGCTCTTTGTTCTGCAAGTGCTCCCTTTTCATCAAGCATAGGCTTAACAAATACTCTTGATCCATCTGGCTTTTCATATAGTCCACCTAGGCCACTAACAGGGAAACTGAATCCAGTAGTTGGAGAGATCTGTTTTCCAAAGTCTGTTGGAGATAACTTGCCAGACTTGGTTTTTGCTGCCTCTTTTGCAATATCCTTTAGTATCTTTACATTCTTTGCTTGGCTTGGGTTTGCTGCTCTTTTTGCTGCTTCATCACTTCTGCGCTTAGATTCTTCATCTTGGCTTATTGATACACGATGACCAGAGCCAAGTCTGTTCATATTTACAACAGTTCCATCATTAAGTGTAACAGTTGAAGATCCAGTCTTAACAGCCCCACTCTTTTTGCTTACTCTTTCTTCAATAGTAAATGATTTGATAAGTCCCTTTTCAACTGCATTACTAAGAATCTTTCTGCTTTCTTCTGGAGTTGTTCCAAGACCTTTTCCAAGCAAGAACTTTGTAGATGTTTGATACAACTTTTGAGCATCCCTATATACAGTGCTTGAAGCAATCTCTGGACGTTCTGCTGGAATTCTCTTTGTAAAAATGTCACGAACTAAATTATCATTTACTCCTTTTATCTTCCCATCTGCAAAATCTTGTTTAATTATTTCAATTATTGCACGATCCATTGCCTCAACACTTGCTGCTGGAAGTCTAGAAGGGCTCCACTTTCCTGGACCAAGTTTTTCCCACTCGGCTATAAATATTTTTGGATCTACACCTGCACTAGAAGTCATAGACTTATTTAAGTGCTCTGGGAAAGTAAATGCAAGTTTATGAAGTGTGGCTGTTGTTGCTGGAAGACCCTGTGATTTTAAAATTGCTTCAAGTGCTCTAAGTTTACCCTTTTGATCATCAGACAGAAACGCATTATCTCTTATGATGTCAGAAATAAGTTTTTGTTCACTCTTTCCACCAACGTGTGTGATATTTGTTTTTGTTGCTACATCTACTCCAGTGCTTCCCTCATTAAATCCCTGTACTTTTCTACCTGCAACCAATTGTGCAATCATTGGTCTGTTTGCTGGATCTTGTGCTGATTTTGCTGGAATAACTGCTTCTCCAGGTGTAAGCATTGTTGGAACAGAGTCGGTATTACCGCTTCCTGGAACTTGCGTAGTTCCTGTAGAATACTTCTTTAGTCCTGGACCCTTACCTCCACCTTTAACTGGACCCGTGAAGCCTATTTGTGCTGCAATTGCTCTCTTATATGCTGATGCAAGTGAGTTAACTGCTGCTGCCTCAGAAGTAAATGTTTGTTGAAGTCTTTGATGTACTTGGTCAAGGGATGCAGCAACTGCTGATGCTTCTAACTGCTCTTTAGTTAGATAAGATGTTTGTTCTCCTAAAATCTTGCTTGTATTTCCAGTTTTGTTATACATTGACTTCATGCTTGCAAAAAGTTTAATAATGTTTGCAGCAGCGTTTGCTATCAAACCAAATGTCATAAGGAGAACTGGACCAATTCCAGCAACTGCAACAGTTAAAATAGTAATAAACTTCTTTGTTCCATCTCCAAGGTTGTTAAACTTATCAAGAACTTTGCCAACAAACTCAACTATAGGGGTAAGTGCTTTTAAGAATTGTTCTCCTACTGGAGCAAGAGAAGTTTTAAGATCTTCCATAGATTTCTTAAACTTATATGTTGTTGTATTTTGAATCTTATCTAATTCTCGCTGTGACAAGATAGCAAGTTCTTCTGTAGTTGCCCTTGTTAGACCTAATACTCTTTGCGCTTGTGTACCTTGCGCTGTTACGTTCTGAAATAATGTAGATAGTCTTGAGAACTGGAACTTACCAAACAACTGTTCAATAGCACGAGCACGATTAAGTGGATCTAAGGTATCTAGTGCCTGTGCAAAACCAACAACAGTAGCCTTTATGTCTCCCTTATTTGCTTCAACAATGCCACGAATATTAACACCAAGATTTCCAAGCATCTTTGCTGCTTTATCAGATGGATTAATTAATGATGCAAGACCAGACTTTAGTGCGTTAGCACCTTCTGATGCGTTGATTCCACCTTCCTTCATTGCTGTAAGGAAGAATGCCAAATCTTCTACATCTCCACCAAGTTGCTTAACAACTGGACCAGCCTTTGGAATTGCAACTGTTAAGTCTTCAATTGATACAACAGTTTGGTTTTCAACTGCGTTAAGAAAGTCAATTTTCTTTGCAAGATCTGCTGAGGCAACACCAAACGCATTTGTTACCGATATTGTTGTTTCCAATGCCTGTGTTTGTTCAACTCCACCAAGAACTGCAAGCCTTGTTGCCTGTGCAACCTGTGCAGTTAGTTCTGCCCCCATCTTACCCATTGCTGCTGCATCTGCAGCCATCTTCATGGTGTCTTCAACTGCAACTCCATACTTGGTATATTCTTTAGCAAGAGTTTGAATCTGCTTTATCATTGCATCTGTTTCTTCTTGCGTTGTAAACATTTCTCCGTATACACGCTTGAATCTGATTGCTTGCTCTTCAAGTTGCATAAATGTCTTTGAAGCCTGTGCTCCAAGCATTGCCAATGGGACTGTGAAACCAACCATCAACTGACGGCCAGCCCACTGTGTATTCTTACCAAAATTTAGAAGATTTGTGGATCCTTGTTTTAATAGTTGATTAAGGAGTTGCTGTCTCTGTGCTGCGATTGCTGTTTGAGTGCCTAGATTCTTCATATCTAGGGTAAGAGGTCTTACAGCGATTGCCTCTAATGCACCATTTGCACCACGACCCAGTTTAATATACTGTGTCTGAATATCTTTTACACGCTCTCGTGCAACCTTGTTTATTGTTTCAAACTCAGACCTAAATAGTCTTCCAAAGGTTTTTGTGGCTGCTCCAGTGTATCTAAAATATTCTCTGGATGTTAACTTGTTACGTTCTAACGCATCAGTAAAATGCTCTGTGCTTGTTGTTACTTGTCGCATAGATGCCTGGAATTGTCCAGTAGCATTTATTGCGTTCATCAAGTTTTTTGCTTGATTTGCTGATACTGCTGCTGCTGCAGTACCAGACTTTGCCATTTGTGTATGGAAGGCTGATATTTGACGTTGTAGAAGTTTTAGACTTGCTAAAGCATCCGACGTATCAATATTTACATTAATATTGGATTGAATATCAGCCATCCATTAACACCTCGTTATTTAGTTGTTTGCAAGATTGCCTAGCAAAGTTGCGTCAGAAAGTTTAATTCCTGATGCTTCTTCAACAATCTTGTATACAGTTGGAAGATCTAGATTTTCTTCTAAGGCTTCCTTGTCTTCCGCCAATTCTGGCTTGTACTGTTGCATTGCGATTTGTACACAGTCCATGAGCAAATCCATAGACTTTTCGTTATCTTCTGCGACCTTTGCAATATCTTCAAACTTCTTCATAAATGGACGAAGTAGAGAGATCTTTAGTGGTCGGACCTTGACTTTTGTACCGTCAATTAGTGTTACTGTCTTTTCTTCTGTTGTGGCGGTTGCCATCTATTCCTCCTTATAAGGTTTAGTCAATTATACCATAGGACAGGCTTATTTTTTGTTATTAATAACTTTCATAATCAAGACCCATTCCTATACCAAAACCAGCCTTTTCTGCATTTTTACCTTGTAGGGCAAGTATGTCATTTCCATCACTCACTGCACCCTTGCTAAAAACCCTGGCTTTCATATCTTCCCATGCATTGCTATTTCCAGAATTTTTATCTAAATCTACACCCTGCATAGCAGCAGAAAACTTTTTGTCAGAATAGTCTAGTTCTCTTTTAATTTGTAATGTAGCGGTCAACTCTTGCATTGATAAAGAAGACTCTAATTCTTCATAATCTTTCCATATACCAAGCAAAAAAACCTCGGACTCTAATTTAGCCAAATCCAATGTCTCCCAACTGGATCCACTTTCTACCGCTTGAGATTTTACTGTATCTTCTGACTTTTCATTAATTTTGATTCCTGCTGCTATATCAATAATTTCATATATTGTAGGCAAATCAAGATTATCTTCTAATTGCTCTATTGTTTTTATTGATGGATAGTATTGTTGCATTGTAACAAGAGCACATTCAGCCAATATAGCAATTGACTCATCATCTGTTTTTGCTTCTTTAATCTTTTCAAATGTTTCTAAAAACTCTCTAAGATATTTTATTTTTAAAGGAGCAGCAATAATTATGCTGTCATCTATTAAAGATATTTTTTTAGTATCGTATATTTTAGTTGCCATTATATAAGTATATCAAACAGAAAGGCCCAACCCCGAAGGATTGAGCCTCTCATATATTAAGTTGTATTATGCTGTTAGGGAACGATCTACGATCTTTCCGTATGACGCATTGTCGTTTGGAAGAAGACGGAATGATACTTCAAACATTGAAGCCTCATCACGCTTTGCTGATACTGTAACATTCTCAATTGAGAGTGCACGGTATGCAACATAGATTCTTTCCTTTGGCTCTAGAGAAGAACCAGAACCTGGTCCTACTGCTACGAGTCCACGCTCTAGCGGAACGTCACCGATATCACCAGCAGACATCTTGAGTTGTGAAACTCCTGATGCTGTTGTTAGATCTGAGTCGTCTCCAGCAATTGCTACTAGAAGATTTTCTAGTGTTGCTTCTGCGAATGCAGTGTTTAGATTAACTGTCATACCTTGCTTGAACAAACGAGCAACGTCGAGAAGTTGGTCTACTGCTACTTCACCGAAATCAGGCTGGAATGCGAGTTCCAAACCATTTGATGTGTATCCTACGTTGGTATAGTCATTATTTGATGACAATGTATCCTTGTAAGATGTTGTGGATGCTGTGAATACTGGAAGATCTGCTGATGCTTGAGTATCAGTAATTGCTCCAGTTAATGCTTCGTATCCAATTGGACCTGCATCATGTGTAAAAAGTGCTGCTGCACCCACGATGATGTTACTACTTGAACCACGGCTGTATGCCATATATTCTCACCTCTTTCATTTTATTAAAAGGGGGTTTGTTTCCTCATCATAATTATACTACCCTTTTATGATGGATTTATTGGATGCCAGTCATAGTCGATAATGATCTTATTCCCCGCATAAGTACGGGCTGTACCAAAGTCAATAATATCTCTTGCTTCCTCAAGTTGATATATCTTAAAGTTGTGGAAAAACAGTGGTTTAGACTCATTTGACCAAAGGGCCTCATTTTGTGCTGCCCACTCATTTATATCTTTTGCAGAATCATCTGCATTGTCCAATAAATCACTTACCATTTGCTGTATATAAACCATCTGCTCAGATGGACTCCAACCTTTACTTACATTTCCTGTAGCATAAAAATAGTACAAAACTTGTTCACATTTTATGTATGGAAATGGAGTTCTTCTCATTCTAAACATTCTGTCATATACTCCAAACAGTCCATTTGTATCTGGAAAAGTTTGAGTTAGTGAGTCAAGATCTGTTGGTAGTGTTGGAAAAAAATAAGTTGTTTCGTCTGTGCCAAACCTTTCATCAACTTTTGATGCCAAGTATTTATTAATTATTGTTGGGGGATGATGTACTAATGCCATTATGCACCTACCCCTGCATTAGCAATCCAGCGATAGCCAGTTGATACGCCCTTTGTCTTACCCATCTTTTTGCCTGCTTGCAAATTCTTTTTATATACTTGTGGGTTTTCAAGATACTGTGCGATTCCACTTACTCTTAAGAATGCTTGAGAAAAATATCTATTAAAGAACATATCAAACACTTTTTCAAAACCACCCTGAACTTCTGTTCCTCCAGGATTTAAAACTTCTACTGGTCCCTGTGTAAATACTGTCTCTCCATTTTCTTCAAATGCTAAAACTTGTGCAGTTCTAGGTCTTATTGTGACTGGTATCCCCTGTTCCATAATTCTAGCCTTATCATAAAATGGTGTTCTAGAACCATTTTTAATTGATGTTGATTGACTAAACGAAGACTTAAAAGAAAGGCCTAGATTGCTGGTTGTATAAGATATATCATATAGTCTTGCGCTTGGACTTCCTGTTTGGTTCCACTCATATATATGATGTAGCATATCTGGGTTAACTCTTGCATTTGAGTCAATAAATTCTTTCATTAATTCTACCGTTTCCATTCCTACTGTTTTTAAGAATATAGTTTTTCCTCTTTGAATACCATCTAAAAATCCAATAGAGTAGTCAACAATGTTACTCATTTCCTTCTTAAACTGGTTAGAATTAAATACGGCTCTCATACGTCACCTGTTTGATTTTCTGACCTTCTGATTACTACGTTATAGGACTCAACTACTCCAAATGGTCCAACAAAAGGCTCGTATGTGGCTATTTCAAAGAGGGTCCCCTTACCAGATCTTGGACCAGAGGTCTCCATATAAACAAGGTTACCGCTTTGATCTCTGATATCTGTTATTAAGATATTGGTTAGAGAATTTTTGTTATCACGAGAAGATATTCGAATATCTGATTTTGTTCTGCCAACTAAAATTGAATTCTGTGTTATATTTACGTTTGGCTTTACTTCTTCTTTAAAAGCAGATCCGCCAGATGAAAATGTGCAAGCAAACACTCTATCTAAAACCCATTGCTTTTTTATTGCACCGTAGTTGCCTTGTTCTACTATAGGATGATAAACTGATGCTTGAAGCGGATACATGAAGTCTGGGGTTTCGCAAACAACCATTATAAAACTCCAATTTTTGTAATAGACTTATTATACTTTGAGAGTATTTTGTCTACAATTATATTTCCTGTCCCCTGGAAAATACCTTTATCAAACTGAATTCTATATTGATCAGTATTGTATGAAGTAACAAATCTCTTGTAATAGTCTAACTTTCCACATTCAATATCATGAATCAGCATCTCTGTTGCTCTAACAATGTCTGATGGCACGGTAGTGTATCCATGCTCTACTACAATTCTATAGTCCCAAGTATTTCCAAACCCTCTGTACACAAACTGTGGGTCAAGTGAGTCTGAAGATGCTGCTGGTAAAACCAGTGGAGCAGATTCAGCACGATTAATATTGTCTATTGATTTTTCAACAATTGCTGTTTTGTCTGATGTGACCTCAAACTCTCTATCTGTTACTAATTTGTTATTTTCATATACTGACAAAACCTTCTTTACGTCATCCCATATTGGTAAGTAATCTGATCCTGTTCCTGTAAAATGTAAAACCTTTTTCTTATAATAAAATCCTTCTGGAACTATTGAATCAATTATTGCTCTTGCAATTTCTTCATTATCAGCGTATGAAGCAATTTCTGATGCAGTACTTGCTTTATTGTTTGGATTAACATATGGCCTGGTTACCTCATATGTGTCATCAAAAATAATTTCATCTAAAACTTTAATTTCTACTCTATACTCAGAGTCATATCTTCCAGGTAGATTGATTGTAATTGTATCTCCCGTCGATAGTTCTTCAAACTCTAAAGTAGAAAATGAAAGGTCCGCCATATCAGTTACCAAAACTGTAACATCTTTATCTGTAATAGATGCAGGGATAGTGTAAGTAACTGGTATGTCTGCGTATGGCGGAACTCTCAATATATCCATCTTTTATTGCCCAAAAGCCTTCTTGACTTCTTCTGGTGTAGCAATACGAACATGTGATCTTGTTAGCCACTTGTCAGCCTGTTCCTTGGTAACGATGTTGTAGCCTTTAGAAATTGCTCCAACCTCTTCCCAGCGAACACTCTTAGTTGAATGAATTGCAACCTTTTCTGAATTATCAACTTCTGGCTTGATTTCTTTCTTAGGACCATCTGCTGCCATTGACCCAATAGCACCTGTTTGTGTAAAGCCTAATGATTGAACTGGCTCTTTTACTGCTGGTGCTTCAACTGCTTTTTCGGCAATTGGTTCTGGTGTAACTGCTTCAACGGCTGGCTCTGCTACTGACTCTGCTGGTGTTTCAACTACTGGAGTTTTAGCAGGCTCTTGCTGTTTTGCTATATATTCTGATAACGGACTATTATTTTCCATTGTATCCTCCTTGTTTGTATTATATCATTAAAGTATTAAGGGGGACAGGAGAGTGAACTCCCGCCCCCCATTAAAGGTACTGTTTACAGATTATGAATCTGAAGCAGCGTCAGCGAATGCAATTGCATCCTCTTCTTCCCATTGAATACCAAAGCGGACGAATACTGTGTATTCAATTGTGTCCTTCTTTGCTACGTATTCACGGTTTACAGTGATATCTCTTTGGAATCCCCATACACGGTTGGCAGGGAATGTCAAATCGATATAGCCTGCTGGGTAGTAAGGAACTTCCTGAACTTCAATTCCGAGAACACGAGTTGTACGTGCTCCACCGAATGTCTGTCCGATACCATCGAGGTATGATTGACGATTTGCCTGAGTGCTTCCTGGAACCTGTCCAGCAAATGCCTCAGCAACTGCGTCAGCAAGTGTACCGTTGTTCTTAACGATTCCACCGAATGCGTCAGTACCTGCATAGAACTTAAGATTGTTCTTAAGTGCACGGTACTTACGTGGCATTGCATTGATGATGCCCTGCATTACATCAGGTGTCCAGGCATTGTTTGATACCTCTACAACTGACTCATGTGCATCTCCGTTTGTCTTTACCTTGTTGATAAAGCCTGGCATGATTGACAAGAATGCTCCTGTCGCACCATCACCATTGATAGCGAGATCTTCGATATCATTTGCGAATGCGTTGGTCATCAAGCGTACCAAGTGATCTTCTAGAGCGTCACCTTCTACACCATCTTCCAATGATTCTGCTGTTACTTCCCAATCAAGACGAATCTTCTTGGTAGTAAGTTCGACCTTAGAGAATGTTGCACCTGTGTTTGTGTAGTTGCCAACTGCTTGCGCTGCTGCACGAATTACACGCTCACCGACGTTTACCTTCTCAAGTTCCATTGAGTTAGCCTTCATTGTTACACGACGGCCATCCTTTGCTAACACTGTAGCGTCCCAAACATAGTCGATAAAACGACGTGCCTGCTCGGGGCGCAAAATTCCAGAAGCCGCTGAACCACTAGGGTTAACAGCGTTTGCTCCGCTTGTAGATCCAAGAGTTGCTGTTGGAATATTACCAAGTGTGTTTGCACCTGGATCTGTTACTCCACCAATTCCACCTGATGCGAAAGCACCTTGACCCTGGTAAAGACCTGGTGTAGTTCCACCTAGATCTCCACTAGCGCCTGGCTGGTTTTTGATTATTTCTTCTGACATATTGTCACCTCCTAGTGATTTGTTCATTTGAATAGATCGGCTGTTTTGAGGAAACTACCGCCCCATAGGGATTTTTCAACCATTTCAGGTTGAGACTGAAAGATATCGCCGATATCTCCAGACTTTCGGAATGCGGTGTCTGCTTCCACAGCGTCTACTCGTTTTCCAAATTCATTAAACTCATTTGTTACTGATGCAATATCTTTTGCAACGGCTGCAAATGAATCCTTTACTACATCAACATCTACCTTTGAAGACTTAAGAAGTTCTACTTCTGCTTGCAAAGATTTTACTGTTGACAATAGATCGCTAAAGGCTGATGTTAGATTATTCTTGATTTCTGCAATTGCTTCAACAACTACATCATCTGACTTAGATACATCTGCGCTTGCGTCTGCTACCTTTTCAACTGCTTCTGCAACTGGTGCATTTTCAGTATTTTCTACAACTGCTTCTTCTGACTTTACAACTTCTGCTGTTTCAGTCTCTTCTGCTTTTGCTACTTCGGTAACTTCTTCAACCACGGCATCTGCCTCTGGAGCGACCACAACATCTTCAACTACATCTGTCTTTTCAACTTGTGTCTTTGATTTTGTCATATGTTGTACCTCCTTGTTAATCTTAGAAGTATTAATGCCTTTAGCACTATCAACTAAGAATTTTATCATTGTTGTTTTTTCATCATCCGTTTTTTCAACGAACCCTATGTTTTCCATCTGCTCTCCAGTAATGGGGCTAAGTTCTGACTCGTTTTCAGATGAAATTACAATTCCATTTTCCTTATCATAAAAAACATTTTCTAATACTGTTGTATCTGCTTTAATTACGTCAACACCGTCAACCTTTTCTACAGATACAATATTTGCAAACTGATTTGCTGGGGAATCTACAAGACTCAACTCAACCAAATCATAATCTTTAATAATTCTAATCTGTGAGTCTGATTTTTCATCATAACCATCATCCCACTTATTCATACGACCACCAATAGAAAATCCTGTTAGTGTGCCGTCCAAAACCTTTTCCCATGTATCTTGTGCACCCTTTGAAACATATGCAGATACAAAAACACCTTTATAAAATTTCTTTGATTCTGGATCAAAGTACTTATCTTCTTTAAAGTTAATCATTTTTCCAACTGCTAATGGTTGGTGCATTTCACGAATATTACCACGGAACTTTGCAAATGCATTCATAGACGCTTCAGAAGTTACAATGTCGTTTTGCTTGTCAAGATTATCTAGAGATGCAAAACCAGAAACAATGCGTCTTTCCTTGTCTACCTTACTAAAAGGCATCGAAAGACGAAGATTTTCCCCATCTGAATTCCAATGGGCTTTTGATATATTGCTCACCACTATATTATATACCCTCTTTTTTCATATCTTGAATACTGAGATATAGATAACGACTAATTTCTCCACCCTGGTCTTGCAGCCCTGAATAGCGCATTAAGAGATTTTTCACTCATCTGAAATAGCCCCTTTGATATACGCATATATTCGCTATCTTTTTGTGCTAGATGAACAAAAAGAAGGGTTAGGTGATCATCTTCACTAGAAGAGGGAAAGTCTGGTCTTCCATGTACTTCCTCTTCACCCTTAATAAAAAAGATAGAGTTTGGTACATTGCTAAAACTTTCACCATTAATAATCAATGGCCAATCGATAGTGCCATCAATAACCATGTCCATTACCCACTCGCCAGTAGTTATATCTTTGTGTTCTCTAAGTTCTGGAACTAGACCATCTTTAATTCTGTAGTCAACTATTTGACTGTATACGATTTCTAGTGAGTCATCTCCAGTTTCTTTCTTTGCTATATTTAAAAACATTGTACTAAACTCTTCTGGCAAAAAGACTACCTTGTAGTACCTAGTAAGTTCTTCACCATAAGACCAAGAACTCATATCTTTTTTTTGATCTAAAACATATGCTTTTATTTTGTCAAAAGTTTCATTATCAAAAAAATTATTTTTATATATAGATCTCATTATGATGAAGACCGACCCTCACCCTTTGGATTTCTTCCAGATACAGTTGAAGTACTGTCAGAATTATTATTTGTTCTTTCTGCATCTCTTGCTCTTGTAGTATTTGCCTCTGCTGCGGTAGTTGGTTTAATATCTAACACTTCGTCTCCGCCTTCTCTTTGTGGCATGTCCAAAATTACTCTTGCCTCATTTGGAGTTATGATTTGATTCTTGACATATCTTTCAAGAATTTGAGATTGTGCAATTTCATCAGTAAGTGTTAATTCGTTGAACACAAACTCAAGAATGTCTGTTTTTTCTCTAATGATTTTATTGATCATCTTTTCAAGTTGTCGTTGTGCTGGTCTAGCAACCTGTTCCTTAAAGGTGCGATCCTGTGCAAGTGCTGCTGCAATAGAACCAGAATCGCCACCTCCAAGTTTAGACAGTGGCACTTGATGTGCTACTAGGATGTCATCACGGTTTTGTTTACGATACTCTTTAAATGAGCCGTCTTGTATACCGTCTTCGATGGGATCCATTTTAAATTCAACTTTATTATTTTCGCTATCTCCTGGAAGTGGAATATATAGCGTTCTGTGCGATTGCCCTCTAAGATTTGTTTGTAAGAACCTAAACATCTTGTCTTCTGCATCTCCAGAAAGTTTTGCACCCTTTAATGTTACAACATATCTTGGTACTGCCTTGTTAGCAAAATAATCAATATTGTACTGTGAAGCAAGTGAGTCTCCATGTAATGAGTTAATAGCCGACATGATGTCAGGAACTCCATAAAATGTATTAAGAGGTGAGTATTGCTTAAAGTGAATAATTTCATTTGGTCTTGAATCAGTTGTTAAAGGATTTGGATTCTTTGCTCCAAAGTTACGGAAGTAAACAATCTTGTTTCCAATGATCTGTACGTAACCATCCTTGAGTCGTCTTACTCGCATTGTAGTTGCTGGTATATGTCCAACATATCCTATCTCACCACGAATAGTTCTACCAATTTCTAGATAGCCATTTCCTGTTGACTGTAGGTCTGTATAAACCTTTTCCATTGTTGCTGTAAATGAGTCGTCATCATTAAGAGATTCTAACCAATCACGCATTTCAATCTTTGCTCGTTCGATTCTCTTTCTGGCTTTTTGTGTTGCGCTATTATCTTCTGCTGACTCAAGCCTCATGAGGGTTCTTTGAGAAACCTTAAACTCGTATCCAAGTCCAACAATGTTTTCTACCTTTGCGTCAATAGCAGCATGATTAGCAAAAGATGTATCGTAGTAGTTTGCCAATTCATAAAGATTCCATGGTGGCGTAATGACATCAAACATTCCATAGCCGTTTACATATACTAGCCCTGGATTTATCTCTTTTGACTGTGCTCCATCAATACCGCTTTTTCCAGCAAGTGCTGCTGTTGTATATTGAGTTGTTGGCTGTACCATCTTTGATGAAAGCCTAGAGGTTCTTCTTTTAAAGTTTGCATCTAGACCGTCTAAACTTTTTAGGGTTTCCCAAGTTCCAGTAAAAGGATCTGACTTTGCAAATGGGTCATCTTTCTTAATTGCATCATCAATTTTTGCACTAATCACATATTCATTATCTTCCATAATTATTCCTCATCACCATATAGAGCAATAGTATCTTTTGCTGCTTGAACCGCACCCAGATCATTAAGATTTGGAATTAGTCCAGACTTCATTCTGTCAACCTGTTCTGAATACTCTTCTTCAGAAACTCTTGTTAGTCCTGGAACAAATACACAAGTTCCATCTCCTGGATCTCCATAGTGCATTGCTGCCTTTTTTAATTCTGCTATTCTAGAAATATCATTTTTATCTGAAGGGATATTCAGCACAGAACCATTACCATCTGTAAACCATTTACCATTTGCTTTTTTGTAGACATAAAGTCCCCAGTCATAGTTTTTTTCAATGACCTGTCTTCGAACATTTTTTACAATTGGTTGACCAGTTTTTGGGTCTATTAATGAATCCATAACTATAAGTATACCATATTAAACTGGATCAACAACTACTTGGCTCCAGTTTACGTCAGAATATCCAGTATATCTATAGTTTCCAAACCTTAAAACCCTGCTATCGTCTACTATAATCTTGTTTGTTCCTGTATAACTCTTATAAACTTCTGCTGGGTTCACACCATAGTAACTTGTTTCTGATAAGACCAGAACCTTGTTCCAATTAAATGATCCGACATTCCAGAACTTCCAGTCCAAATCTGTCGCATTAAGCACCTTAACCCTAAACCAAGGCCTTTCAGAAACATTCTGAACCTCTTGCAAATTTGTTGACTGATAGAATGAAATATTGTTAAATAGCAATGGGCCAGTTAGTCTTATTGCTCCTTCAAAATATGAAAAATCTAAAATATTTGCAAAACTAATGCCAATAAATCCCCAGTCTTGAAGTGTAATTACTGGTTCTTTTACTATCTTGCCGTTCCAGTAAAACCCTATGCCATCTTGTATTAATCCAGTCTTAGAATTAATTGCATAAATTTTTGCTCTTCGTCCGCTAGGATCGCAAGCAACAAGATAAAACTTTATATACGAATCACGACTTTCTATTTCAAAAATTTGTGTTGGTGCATATGGGAAATAGTCACCATCAAACCTAACAGCAAGTTGCATTGCAATAACCTTAAAACCATCAGATCTACTACTATTAACTGGAATCATAAGACCTCTATTTATTAGTGGATCATATTTTCCTTTTAACTGAATACCACTTGTTTTTGTTAAATAAAGATATGGAGATGACGCATTATAAATTGAAAATGGATTATCCTTTTTAAAATTATAATATATGCCAGTTTTTGTATATGGGTATATTGGTGTTCCAAATCTAGTACCAATTGGGCTTGCATCTGATTCATTAAGTGCCTGAGAACAATAAGATAAATTTTTTATATTTACATTATTTATTTCAGAATTTTTTACATTTATATCTATATGCGTTACTATTGACAAATCATTAAAATCAACTCCAGAGGGTGGATAGATGATCATATTGTCTACAACCTCATACTTTGTTGTCATCCAATCTGAACCTGGAATTAGTACACCGTCTCTTGATGGTCTTTCTATTTTTGTAAAATAAGAAGATGGCGCATTTGCCCCAAGTTCTGTATATTGAAAGGTTATGTATGTTTTTACAAGTGCCCCGTCAGTATCATATCTATAGTCTTTTGAAATTTTATTTTTTAAATCTTCATAATCATTATATCCAGTAAACAAATAATTATCTAAAGATTCATAGGTTCTTTGTATTGGGGATCCATACTGATTAGCAAGATCTTCATATGTCCAAGCAACTGGACTAGTCTCTATTGCAATTGTTTTTGTTGGAATTGGATAATTAATATTAAATTGAATAAAATCAAGATCAAAATATTGATCGCCTCTTTGATCAAGAACAGACTCTGCAAAATACGTTAATGGCAGATTATCTTCCCAATATGCGTTTGATGCAACAGCAAGTGTATACTTGTCAAACAAGATATCGGGAATCAGGGTATAACTTGCAGTATGCTCAACTAAAAAGTCTTCCTCTAAAAGAATAACTCCTCCACCAGAAATTGCTCCTGGGGATGTATCTGTTGTCCCTCCGTAAGGTGGCAAAGATGTGGTATCAATTCCTGCATCAATATCTACTATTTCATTATTTTGATAGGCAAAGAATAAATCTTCGTTTAACTTTGGAACCCCAACCTCATTAAATAAGTTTTTAATTTTTTGAAAATTATATTTAGTTGCAAATCCAACATTGTAAATTTTTCCATCAAATGTTGCAGTGTTTGTTTTATCTCCACCAACGTACATTCTTAAATCTGAATAGGACCCAAAAAAATCTGATACAGGATTTCCAAAAACTTCTACAAATCTAGGGATATTAATACCTGCCTCAAAGAACTCATTGTTGTTTAAAATTTCAGAAGAATATAAGATTTCTGATTGTCCATTTATGCTTATAATATATTTTAAAACATTATTTTCTACCTGTATCTTAAAATAATTAGAAGTATTTTCTTTTTCAATTTTAAAAAGTATTTGTGGGCCTATTACACTACCTTTTAATTGAAAACATCCATAAAATGCTGAAACTGGAGTTTTTAAAACATCAAAATTTTCAAAAAATAAATATCCAGATACGTTATTCCACAAAGTATTTGGCTTAAATGAAAAATATTCTCTATTATCATAAAAAAAGTTTGAAGCATCTTCTACTAAATTAGCAACCCTATTATCTTCAAACAATTCTAACTCTGTTTTAGAAGAAAGAAAAACTTTTGGAAGTGGATGAGATATTACAGAAAGTGATCTATTTGATGTTGACATATTATCATTAAAACCCTGATTCCAGGAACCTATTTTAGGATAAGAATAATTTGCAGTATAATCTGCAAAAGAGTAGTCAATTGCAACTGACGTACCGCTATATGCTGTATTTATATTTTCTGGAACCTCAACACCCTGGCCAAACACATACCGTCTTTTTGCAACTTGGCTAGGAACCAAATATGGGTATATTCCAACACAGTCTACGTCTATTGGAGATACATCATCATAAGCATAAAAGCCAATCCAGTCTTGATCTTTGTTGTCGGTATTTAGTTTTGATGGCAAGTTTGCAGAATCCTGTGAATATGGAATTGATATAACCTCTTCTCCATTAATTAAAAAGGATGCATTGTCTTTTCCAATCTTTAAATGAACAAGCATTGGCCTTGTCCACTCTCCAATATAGTTTGTTTTATACTCATTTCCAATTTTTAATCCTACAGAAGGGCCATCCACATAAACTCCATCTGTTGAACCAATAGGACCAATTATTCTTTTCCTAGTATTTGTGTAAGAGTTTATTCGAATCCATGTTTCAAGTGTATATTGTTTAAATTGTCCTAAAGAATTTAACATTCCAGCACCAGGAATAATTAAAGAAGGTTTTCCATTATTTTCAAATAAAGTTGTGTGCCCAGAAGTTCCATAAATCAGTGGTATACCAGCATTTTTTGCTTTTATCATGTTATCAGAAACAAGATAATAGGCATTTAATTCTTGAAGACCATAGCATTTAGCAATAATCCCTTTGTGTGGAGACAAAGCAATTGTTGATGGAATATCTATAACGCTAGTTCCTAAAGAACTTGAAGCAAACTCTTCTGACCATTGGCCAAGAGTTATTCCGTTGACTCTAAATGCATGCTCTTCATTTTTATTTTCAACATATGTAATTTCAAATACTACCCTAATATTTGAGTCATCTGGTGGCGCATCAAAAGTTTCTGATATAAAAATCCATTTATTGTTTACAACTGTATCAAAATTTTTAAGATGGGTGACGGTTTGATCACTTGTCGTATCTACATATTCATACCCAATTGATAAACTTGTAATATAGGAACTTTCTGAATAAAAATAACCACCTACACAAAATGTTTTTAGGTATTTACTTAAATCTTGTATGTTAATTAACTCTTGGCTTTTTGCAGTAATTGTTGTTGTTCCATCTAATGAACCAGTTGCAACAATTCTACCAACATAACTATCAATAAACGGTGTATCAGAAGTTTTGGTATATGCGCTTGCCAATCCACCATTTATTGACCAGTTAGAAAGATTTCTTTGTGACTCTGATATTAAAGAAATATAGTCTGCTCCATCATCAAGAGCCCATAGCCCAATAGGATGTTCTGCAAACACCTTTTCTGCATATAAGTTTGATAGAGTAGACATTATAAGTCTATTTTACCATAGAAGACTTCTTATTTTTTTAATTTTTAGGAACCCACAACTTCTCACTACCCTTATTGTGATACCTAGCCATCACAAATAGTAAGTCTGAAAGTCTGTTCAGATATTTTGCAATATTTGTATTTATACCATCTATTTTCCAAACCTGACGCTCTGCTCTTCTAACAATAGTTCTGGCGTTGTGCAGTGGCCCAGTAGGTAATATAAAAGAGTGCAGCGGTTCTAAATATTTATTATAATCATCTATAATATTTTCTAAATAGATAACTCTTTCTTCAGAAATTTTTATTGTTAACGCTCCAGCAAGTTCTGCACCTAAGTCAAAAAGATCACTTTGAATTCTATCTGTAATATCATTATGAAATTCGATTGCCATACCGATAGCAGAATTTGCCTCATCTATCACACCAATAGCCTCTATCAGGTCGCTACTTTTGTCTACTATTTTGTTGTTGGCGGTTGATGTTTTTCCACCGTCCCCTGTTTTTGTATAAATACGAGTTAGATGAACCATTAGTGTCCCGTCAAAGATCTCCAAATATCAATAGTCATCTGGTTTGCTATATATAGTGCACAAATATTTATAACTAGTTGAAAAATATATTCAATAGTTTTTGGTTTCTTTTTTTGCAAAGGAAACTGTATTACATTATTTAAATTTTTATATGCTAGTTTCATGGAAACCTAACCTTGCCATTGTCAGCAAACACTAAGCCAATGGAGTCTCCTGGATTCAAATATTGTTCATTAATTGCAAGTTGACCCCAGCCCCACTCTTTAGTAGGGAAAGGCAAAAATTGTTTTTCTTTAATAATAATTGCCCAATATGCTTTTTCTGATGGCATTCCGTCGCATGGCTCAATTGTTGCATTTGGCAAATTGTTTACTCGACAAACAACAGCGTCACCCCATCTTTTTGTACCTTCTATTGTTAAGCCAGCCTGTTTTAATAAGTCTAAGGCAATAATTTCTGTAGAAGATTCTACGCATTGATTTGACTTTGTATTATTATTTAATGAGCCGTAATCAATATATAAATTAATACACTTACTGTCTTCATTTGTTACAAGAGGCAGACCAAAGAATGCCAGTGTAATAATGACTATAGACATTAATGTTTTTTGAATCATTACTATCCAATCTTTATTTCGCAATAATCAGTAGTGCAGTAAGCCTCACCTTGTGCTTCTAGATTATCTACTCCGTCGTAAATAGCACTAAAGTCAATATGCTTCAGTTTACCAATATAGGACTCATACTCTTCTTCAGTAATTTGAGTGTATGGCTGTTGTGGATAAACAGTATTTCCCATTGGCAGAAATGAGACTGCCTTTAATTGTCCCTCGTACATATGCAGTGCTGGGACAACATGCTTTGACTCTGTTTCCTTATCAAATGAAAGTGTTACAGAAACACCATTATCAGACCAGTACTTCTGAGCAGTTGCAGCAAGTGCGATCTTTTCAAATAGGGTTACATCCTTTTCAGATCTTGGGTGACCTGACTTGATTGGGAAGTATACGACTGATGTGTTTGCTGATACTACGTCATCTTCGATTGTGTACCCTGCTGCTTTGAACAAGTGCATCATTGGATCTGTGTTTCCAAATCGAACTGCACGAAGGAAGAAGTTTCCTCCAGGTCCCCAGTGAACTCCAGGAGTTGCGCCAGAAAGAATTGAAACTGATCCTGATGGCTTAACTGTTGTTACACGAATTGATTCACGAACACAAAGCCATTCTGAATATGAGTGATCATATTTACGAATTGTTGTGTATCCTTCGTCCATCCATTCACGAACCGTTGGCAAACCTTTTTGATCAGCAAATGATGCAATGCCAGTAAGTGATGTACCAATACGACGATTGCGCTGCATGATGCCATTAGTCTGTTGCCAGTGTGTTGGAACGAGTGTTACAGTCTTTCCATAAAGATATGCAAACTTCAGGGTACGCAGGAAGTCCTCCTTGGATTCATGACGATTCAGGTGCACTTCTACAAGTGTACACAATTCGTATGATTCCAATGGCTGCTCCGCACATGGGTTAAATCCCATCACACGATAATCTTTACCGTCTGGCGCATCCTTTAGTCGTCCATAATTACGAGCAACATCAAGCCAGATAAAACCTGGTTCTCCATTTTCTGTAATCAAATCTACATAGTCTTCATACTTAGTCCCCACCTCTGCTGAGATAGAGTTATTAGACATCCAAGCCCAACCTGGATTTTCTGGGTCAAAAGAATTGCGCTCTGGAAACACTTCTGCATTCTTAAGATTCATGAATGCTTGGTCACCTTCATTTCCTAAAGCAAGGGTTGCAGAACGACGAACATTGCCAGATACTACACAGGTACCAATTAGGTTTACTAGGTCTACAATGGCACGAGAATCTAGTGTTTCACCTGCTCTGGAGCCGATTACACGGTCTATCTGATCATGCAACTTAATAAGAGGTGCAGGTCCCGATGCAACGCCACCAAAACCTTTAATTGGTGCTCCAAGAGGTCTAATTAAGTCATAATTAAACTTTTGAATACTTTGATTTGGTCTTAGGTAAGAGTTAATTAAAAGTCGTACCGACTCCACCCAACCCTCACGAGTGTCTGGAATTTCAAAGATCTCTTCTGGCTCCGTCGGTGTATAGATTGCAAAATTCTTATCCTGTCCAACAGTGTCAAAGCCTACACCAATGCCAAGCATTAATGCATCCATCACCCAAGCAAATAAGGCTCCTGGATCATTTTTATCAAGATCTTTTGTTGAAACCATTGCACAATTTTGTAGTGCTGCTGAGTTCTTCTTTTCCATAGTCATAGGAGTTCCAAATGCCCACATGCCACGACCTGGTGGTGTCCACTTTAACTCAAACATTCTCTGGAATGCTTCCTGTGCTGACTTCTGAGCCTTATAGTCATTCCATGGCAAACGATTTTCCTTAGCATGATTCTTCTGTACGGAATACATACCCTCGATTACACGACGACAAACTTCGTGCCATCTTTCCTTAGTTCCATCTTCCTTCATTCGAGAATATGTACGAATAAAAGTAATCTCTCCAAGTGAATTTTCTGCTGCATCTTTGAATCCAAATGGGCTTTCTGCATTCTTGTACTTTTCTACAAAATCCTCTGGAAGTTTAAAACTAAAAAAATCTGACATGTGTTTCGTCCTTTCTAAAACGGAATAGAGTTAATTATAGCAGAGTTTTATTAAAAGTAAAACTCTACCTAAATGTATTGTTGAGAGTTTTATTTAAAAGTTTTCTTTTGCCAAAACTTAAGTCTATAACCATTTTGAAAAGTAGATCTAACCTTATTACTTTGTTCTTCTACTTTTTTTGTTGAGAAGTTTTTGTCTAATTCCATGACCCAATCTTCTCTTTTAAATGGAAAAATTTGAGACATTGGCGTTCCCTGCTTTATGGTTCCTTTAAAATTCTTTTTTATTAAAAAAGAAAGATGTCCATCAGTAAAATAGTTATCAGTATCAACTACAGCATCTATAGCCTTTAGTGGTGATGGTGGTTGGTGCATTGGGCTTGTAAAAAATGTGCTATATCCAGCACTAGTTTGTACCATCCAAGTAGGATGAATTCTTAAAATTTTATTGCAATAGATATCGCTATCTATCGGCAAATGAGATACCTGTTCTTGTGAATGTTCACTTATTAATAAGGAGTAATACTTGTTCATGGCAGCAGGAAGTTGAATGTTAACATTTCCATCAGTTGTGTCTATATATATATCACATGGTACCTTTAGAAGATATCCCATTGCCATTGCATCAAAAAACGCTTGACATTTTTTTACTGTTAACCTCATGACACCCTTGTCAGGAACATCGCTACCTGAAATTGCAGGTTGCTCTTTATACCAAGTCGGAATATTTTTAGTTGCCTGCTCTGGTTCTGGAACAATATTAACTAATTGAGGATACATTTGAAGAAATCTAACAGTGTTCATACAAGCCTTTCTTTTATATTAATTATATCATATTAAAGGGTTTGCCACAATGTTAGATCCTGTAATCCTAAAAGATAACTTGGAGCAACATAGAAATACAATAACTCCTCATCATCCTTTACAAATGTTGAGTTGTCTACTCCTTCGGACATTATTAAAATATTTTTAGAATTTGGCTCAACTACAACAAACTGGTCTTTAATATAAATATTTTCAATAATAGTATTTTTTTTATTTGTATATATTTTACCATAAAAAGACAAACTTTTATTAAATCCAGAAGTAAATTTTACTCCATTATGCTTATATAATATTTTTTCATTAGAAAACAAAACTTTATAGTCTTGTTTTTCATAATTTATATTATTTTCTTTACACATTTTTTTTACTAGTTTATTAATAGATAATTCTACGCTAGTCTCTATATTATCAACAATGTATTTCATCTTCTTGAAACCATTCTACCAAAAAAAATATATGGATATATTGGTTGATCAAATAACTCTTCTCTTAAATCCAATGCTTCTTCTACTGGGGTATCTTTAATACGATCAGTATTTAAAGCAGCAGAAAACAATCTGTTTCCACTTTCTGGACCATAGTCGTGTTTTAAATTTTTGTTAAATAAAAAATATAGTAATTTTGCACCGTAAGCCAATGCTGCCTTACCTACACCATTATTCCTATATATTGGCGATACATACATTCTGTCTGTAAAAACATCTCCAGAATCATCATGTTTTTTCCATGTTGCGTATACTCCTGGGTAATCATTTAAAATATAGTCTCCAACATAAACAGACCCGCTTGGATATTTGTCATTAAAGTATACTATTGCTATTCCATCTATAGGGATTTTTCCTTCAAAGAATACATAGTGTACCCATCCACCTTCAAGTTCTTCTGGGTGCTTAAGTTCTTTAAAACCAGAAGTGTCTATACGCTCAAACACAGAAAACTATTCTGATCAGTATCCATCATAGACCAAGAAATGGTCTGTGTAAAACATATCATATGGTTCACAGTTAATAGAGATAACCTCATGTGGAAGGTTTGAAAGGATGAACTCGGTTACTGGGGTCCATGTGTTAGTATCTGTTGACCATAGTTCGTCTGTTTCTAATACATCTGCAGCCATTATAATTCTGGCAACACCATCTCTTTTTATAAGCATACCGTGATTTGCTGAATAAAACTCTCCGTTTAGAGATACGGCTTGCTCTGCTGTACGTGATCCTATATTTACAATTGTTGTTACCTTATCAGGAACCATCTGAAGATCGGATGGATTACGGCTCCAATTAGCAACATCTTGTAGTGTAAAGTTAGATCCTAATCCAGGAATTTCTGTAGAAACAAGTTGATCCCCAACCTTAAGAGTTGATGCCTGTGTATATCCATTTGTAGTTAAAACTAGTGTATACATACTAACAGATTTACCTGCACCGAATGCTCCGAATGCTGAGAAAGCACCGAAAGCACCGAATGCTCCGAATGCTGAGAAAGCACCAAAGGCACCGAAGGCTCCGAATGCTGAGAAAGCACCAAAGGCTCCGAAGGCACCAAAGGCACCAAAGGCTCCGAAGGCACCGAAGGCACCGAAGGCTCCGAAGGCACTAAATACTGTTGTAACTGATCCAGACTGACTAGAAGTTTGTGAATTACCATTTGCATTTGTAGCATATACATTATATGTCTGTGCAGTACCTTGCTCTTGACCAACATCTACAGATGTTGAAGATGTATCTCCTGATTTTCCATCGTCAGAACTCCAACGATAATTAGTAATAGCCTTACCACCATTTGCTGGGGCTGACCATGAAACGGTATCTACACCTGCTGAAGGAGATGATGCTGATGGAGCACTTGGCGTTGCTGGGACAGTTGTAACTAACACAGAAGATGATACTGAAGAATATGGAGATTCTCCACTAGCATTGATGGCCTTAACTGTAAAGGTATAGTTTGTGTTAGATGACAGTCCTTCTATACGAACTGGAGAAGAAGAACCTGTTGCAGTATGACCACCACTAGATAGCACTGTATATGATGTTGCTGCGTATACACCTGATGGGGTAAACGCTACATCTACTGCGCCATTGTCATATGCTCTATTTGTTCCAACATCTGTTACTGATGTTATTGTTGGTGTTCCTGGGGCCAAAAAGTCATTGGCTCCTTGACTCATTCTGCCTGCTTGCTTTGACATATCTTAATCTCCCTTAATTTGTATTATGCTGATAAATCTCCGAAGACTAGCCATCCACCTGGTGTCTTCATTGCTGTTGCAACTGAATTAGTTGTTCTAAATTTTAATCCAGGGGTTCCAACTACGCCATTGCTAGAACTAAACTGTGCCCCAGTACCAGACTCTTGGTAAAAGTCAATTGACTGTCCAGTTGAGTATCCTGATGCAGGAAGTGTAATAGTTACGGCTCCTGTTAGTGGGACAAATTTGTCTGCTTCTCCTGCTGCAAGTGTTGCAGATGATGAGATTGCTGTTGCAAATGTTGTAATTGAAGGAACTCCAACCTTTGTCTGTGTACCGTCTGAAAACACTATACCAGATGAAGGAGTTACTGTCGTTGCCTCAAGTGCTCCAACCGCAAGGGCATCAAGTGATCCTTGTGTAAAGTCAACTGTTGTTGCTGGCTCTGTTGTTACATCCTTAAACAACTTCCACTTAGAGTCAGATACGTCTCTTACGATACCTGCGTGATAGCCAGTCTGACCATCATTGTAGGCAACTACAAGACCAAGGTCAACTGTGTTTGCTGCATTTTGATGAGCAAGTTGAACCATATTGTCTTCAATCACAATAGATGTTGCTGAGGCATTAAAACTTCCACCATTAACTGTTATATTTCCATCAACAACAAGGTTGCCGTCAATTTCCATATTTCCAGTAAATGTCTGATTTGCTGCATTTTTGTAAGCCAACTCTGCAGTATTTGTAATGCCATGTACGTTCTCTGTTAGAGATGCGTGGGTGTTAACAGAAGTATCTACATAACTTGTAGTTGCAACTGTGTTATCTATATCAAATCTATTGTCAACTGAATTCCAATCAATTCCTGTACCAGCAAGAGTTGATTGGTCTACAGTTGCACCGCTAATAGCGTTTGTCAAATCTGTTTGTGTTACAAGAAGTGATGTATCTGCAATTCCATGGACATTGGTTTCATCTAGATTGTGAACTGAGATTTTATCGTCTGCTGCTTGTCCTGCTGCTGTAATTGCTTCAGTTTTTGCTGTATCAATTGCTGATGCTTGTGCTGCAGAAACTGGCTTATATTCATCTGCTGTGTCGTCTACATTTCCAAGTCCAACCATGGCCTTAGTAATACCAGAAACTGTTCCTGTAAATGTTGGTGACTCAATAGGTGCTTTAAGACCAAGTGCTGTATTTACATCTGCAGTTAATGCTAGTGCTGATGTATCTGCAATCCCGTGAATATTTTCTGTAAGATTCTTATGAGCCAAAACACTGTTATCTGCATATTCTTTTGTTGCAATTTCTGCAGTATCTGCAATGCCGTGAACATTTATAGTATTTTGTGTATGAGTTAAAAGTGACTGTCCAAAGTAATCTCTTGCTTCTTGAAGAGCCCCTGTAGCAGTAACATTTATAAGATCAACTCTTTGATTTGTTGCGTATAGTGACAAAAAGTCAGGATTGTCACCAAGTGCTGCTGCTAACTCATTGAGTGTATTTAAAGTTTCTGGGGCTGCATCAATAAGATTATTGATTGCTGTCTCAAGTTCTGCTGCATTAGCAAAATATTGTAGGGCAGACCATGTGGATGTTCCATTTCCCATCTTAAATTTATTTGTGTCGGTTTCAAAACCGATCTCACCTGCTGCCAAAACTGGATTTGCAGCCGTCCATTGGGCTGCAGTACCTCTGCGCTGTTGCATTCTTGTTGCCATATTTTATTTCTCCTTATGGGGTCTGCCCAATTTCTTATCTTATTATAACATCAATTTTAATTGAAGTTATCTGTTGCACTGCCTCCGTCAAACACAACTGTCCATTCTGTTGTAGAAGGCCCTCCTGCATCTAGTCCTATTCCGAGTGGGCTATTAAAAGAACCACCTTCATAGAATTGAGACACTATGAATCCAGTTCCGTCAATTGCTGTATCGTGAATATGTTGTGGAAGATTATTTGTATCATCAATAGTTGCTTGGGTATACCAAACTCCGTTATAATAAAAATTAACCCTATTTGTTGAGGTATCTAGCCACTGTGATCCATTAGTTGGTGAAGAAGGAGCAGTTGTGCCTACAGCCATAGACAATGTTAAAGAGTCTACATACTCCTTGGTTGCTGCATGTGAAGCAAGAGTTGGTTCTCCTACTGTTACTGCGCCTCCGAATGTTCCGCCGTTTGCTACGATCAGTCCATTCTTGACCTTGAAGTCTTTTTCTACTGTTGCCATTTACTACTCCTTCTTCCAACTATTTTTATTTTTTAAAACTTAGTCATTGTAAGCAAGCAGTGTTGCTGCTACAAGAACTTCTGAATTATTGTTTGCTGTTGTTACGTTTAGGTTATACGCTGATTGTCCATCCCAAACAACAGTTGCTGTTGCAAGTGGATTTTCTGAGGTATAAATTGTTCCGTACTCAACAACTGCAACATTGTTACTTGCATCTGTTGTTGCAAGAATTTCAGTTACATGAGAGAAAGATCCACTAATTACACGAACAAGGTACTTTGCGCTGCCCTTATTTGTTGCAAATGAGTGAACTGTTGCTGTTGAAGCAGTTGGAACATTTGTCCAAGTTGCTTCTTCACGACGAACCCAAGTAATATCAACAGATTCTGGCTGAATGTTTGAGCCAGAGACTGCATCAAGTGCTCTTTGTTCTGTGAAGTAAAGATTTGTTGTACCTTCAGTTAGGTCATCAGTATCAGAATCTGCAACACCGTTTTCTGCGGTAATTGTAAGACCACCATTACCTGTACCAGTAATTGTGATATTTGTTAATGTTGCAGTTGTAAGAAGTGCTGCTGCTGAATCCTTAGCACGAGCATCTGTGAAGTATTGACTTGAACCTTCTGCAACATCGTCTGTATCAAGATTATCAATACGAGTATTTGTTGCTGAATCAAGTCCAGAAGCATATCCTTCTGCTGCAGTTTGTGCTGCTGATGCTGAACCTGCTGGATCATAGTTTCCTGCAAGTCCATCAGCATAATCTTCAGCATTTGACTGTGCTGTTGATGCTGCTGTATCTACATAAGCCTTAGTTGCTGCTTCAAGATTATTTACTGGGTCTGCATGAAGAACAAGAGCACCAGTCATGGTGTCTCCAGCCTTTGCAACCTTTTCTCCTACTGAGGTAGCAAGGTTTGCTGCAAAGTTAGCGTCATCGCCAATTGCTGCAGCCAATTCATTGAGTGTGTCAAGAAGTGCTGGTGCAGAATCTACAAGATCTGCAACCTTTTGATCAGCATAAGCCTTTGCATCTGATTCTGCTGTATCAGCATATGATTGATATGCTGTGGTAATAGCAGCCTCACGAGTGTCTGTGTATGCTTTAGCAGCATTAGCCTTTGAGGTAGCGTCTGCTGATGCTGTAGCCTCTGCTGCAGATTGAGCATTTGCTGCTGCACCTGCTGCATCATACCATGTGTCTACTACAAATCTATCAATTCCAACAAAAGATATAGCATTTGGTCCAGTACCAGGATAAACTTCAAGACCGCTAACTGAACTATCTCCGATTGCTCCATGTGTATTTACAGAAATCTCTCCATTTACAATATCAATACCCAATCCTTCAGAAAATGCTCCACGAGCACGAGTATCTGTGTAATAAAGGTTGTTTGAACCCTCTGAAAGACTGTCTGTATTATGATTTGAGATGTCAGAAACTGTACCTGTTACATCACCAACAAGATCTGCTGTAATTGTGCCTGCAGCAAAGTTGCCTGAGCCATCACGCTTTACGACCTTATCTGCTTCATTTGCTGAGGTGGCTGTACCACCAATTAAATTGACGACATAATTTTGATCGTCTTGCTTTTTTGTAAGAATATCATAGCCATTAACTGTAGCAGTTGTACCTTCAACGACGAGACCACTCTTAATCTTAAAGTCTTTATTTACTGTTGCCATTTTTTATATCTCCTTTTATTTATGCCTTAAGTCCCATACGTGCAAAACGTACAGTGACTGGCTTGATCGCAGGATCTGGAGTGACTGTCAAAGCCACGGTATTTCCAGTGCGAGAGACATTAACGGTGCCAATATTCCCATCATTGTCGATTGTTCCATATTCGCTGACTGATACATTTGTACCGTCAACGAGAATTGTCATTTCAGTTGCGTAGAACTTATTGTCCCCTGCTGTAGTCTTTGATATTGAAATAATATACTTGACCATACGCCAAACTGTAGCATCAAAGTTATCAATTACAGTTACGTTCTCAATACCAGTGATTGTATTTTCATTATTTCCTGCTGATCCCAAGTCTGTTGACTGAGATGACAGGGTGTCAATTAAATCTTCATAGTTTTCTTGAGTAGGTCTATCTCCTGTTTGAAATAGGCTCTTAACTCCTGGAATTGATATCTTTGCCATACTGAGATTATAGCATGTATTTTAATAATATAATTAAAGAATATAGTTACTATACCCAATAACCTGTAAAGGAATTCCTGGAGTATTTCCCAAGCCAATAGCCTGTATTTGAAGTGCTGTAAACCTAACTCTAAATGGCAAGATCTCTTTAATTACTGATTGGCGAGTAAAGTCTTGTATTTGTATTTCTGGATAATCAATAGGAAATATTTTTTCTGTCTTATTTTTTAAATTATCAAGGATTACTGCTGTTGCCATTAATCTGTTACATCTTCAAGGATCTTCATGCTACCCTGGCAAACTGTCCATACTCTTGTTGGGTCTGATACTTGAATATCAAAGATGTCTCCTGTTTGAAGTTGTGCCGACTCTTCTGCCGTAAGCCAAACTGTGAACTCTCCAACCAAATCATCTTCATCTGCCCTTGGAGTTATATTCATAACAAGCACAGCATCATCAGTAATAATTCCTGGCTTTGTGTTTGGTCTTTTAATTTTCATTGCAATATCCCACTCAGATCCCTCGCCTTTTAGAACAAGTGGTTGTTTAGCATCATCTGTTACATAAACCTTAAAACCAGAAGTATCTCCACGAACTACAGTCCAAATAACTGTTGGTGGTTTGTTACCGATATCGTATGATGTTTGAGATCCTCTTTGAATAGCCATAATGTTATTATATCACGACAAACCGTCTTTGAGTGCTCCCCATGTACCATTGCCTTTTGTTTGAACAACTATCATTCCACCATTTGGCTTTGTTGCTTTAATTGCAAGCACCCCTACATATCTTGCTGGACCAGTTGCTGGACGACCTGCGACTAAATTTCCAAGATTGTCTACATAAATTTTTGTTCCAGCAACAACATCGCCAAAACCTGTTGTATTCATTTGTATAATTCCAGAAACTACCGCAATACCGTCACCGCCAGTAGCACTTGAAGGTAGCATATCTGATTGCAATAAACCAAGTATCGGAAAATCTGGGTTATGATCAGGACTTGATGGATTATATTTTTGCACAAGTGGTTTTAATTTACCATCATGAGAAGTGCTTCCAGAAATAAATACTGGAGTTCCTGCGGGTAGTGCAATAGAAGAACTTGCATTTCTTACAGGAGAAGAAACGCTTGTCATTCCTAATGGTGGCAAAATATCATTTAAAGCATCAACTAATACTTTAAAGTCTCCGTGTACATTAACTGGATCAGATGCAATAGGATATTTCATATTAGGATAATTAGATGACTGGTTAGGCATAATCTTTATTATACCACCCTATAAAGTTGACTTTTGGCCAAAATTTGTGTTATACTTGGTAGTAACACCTACCAAGGTGTTATTGTTTTCTAAGGAGGAAACTATGATTAAATTTATCGAAAGAAACAAAGAGATCATTAGCACACTCAGTATCGTGGTATTAGTTAGTGTTTTTTCAAATTCTGCTAATGCTTCTGTAGATCTTGATACTAAAAACAATCTTAGCCTGGAACAGGCTCAGACTGAAAAGACTACCTCGAAAGAGGTTTTTTTGGTTTCTAAGGCCAAAAAGTTGGAGAGTTTTGAAAACAAGACATCTCTTACAGACCTAGAACTAAAAGAACTGCTTTCTCTGGTTGGCTTCAAGGGTAGAGACCTTGTTGTTGCCTGGGCAGTAGCAAAAAAGGAGTCTAATGGTAGACCATTGGCATTCAATGGAAACCACAAGACTGGAGATTCATCCTACGGGATGTTTCAAATTAATATGATAGACAACCTTGGTCCTGACCGTAGAACCAAGTTTGATCTTGATTCAAATGCTGAGTTATTTAACCCCGTGAAGAATGCAGAGATTGCATACTACATGACAAACGGTGGAGAAGACTGGTCTTCTTGGAAGGGTATAACCCCTAAGACCAAGTACTGGATGACTAAATTTCCTAATTAGTATATAAAAATAAATTACCCCCTAGAGAAATCTGGGGGGTTTATTTATCTCTTCTTGGTGGCATTCCATATCCACGATTTTCTATAACAACATGAGAAGAATAGTTAGGAATAAAAGTTAAATATTTTTTAGAAAGTCCAGTAAGTTCACAAAACTGCTGGACTTTTTCTTTTGGTATATCTAGCATACCTGACATTAATAAGGACAGCCTATCTGTTGATTCTTGCACATGGCTCCAATAAACTTCTTTTCTATCATCTGCCCATGGACGTAATGTTTCTCTTGTAACGGTTCCATTTGGCTGCTTATGAGACTCATGGTGAAAAACATCTCTAGTTCCTATTGAATATATTTCCCAATTTGCTGCAAAAGTTCTTAATGATAAACAGATTTCCTCGGTATTAAAAGATTCTTTTTTTGATATTCCAACCTCGTCAACCCATTTTTTGGGAGCAAAAAGATAACAACAGGTTGCCCAATATGACCTTACTATTTCATTATTTTTTAAAACACTATACCCTGGAAAACTAAAACCAGGAATAAACTCATTATAGTGGGAGGCATATTTTGAAAAAGTATCAACACCAAAATCAACTGAATTATCCGACATAAGTTCATAATTTGCTGGAGCATAAGCAATTATAATATTTTTACCTAAAGAGTTTATTTCTTTATATCTAGTACAAGCCAAATCATCCCATCCAAAAGACGCATAGGTATGAGAATCAAACTGTATAAAAAAATCATACTCCAGGTCAATCTGTATTGCTAAATTTCTAGCCCAACCAAGTCCACCTCTATATTTAGAAATATCATAATGCAAATACCTAATTTGATTTGAAGGTATAAAAGAAAAATCAAAAGTTTCAGAATCTTCAGAAACTAAAGAGAAAAACAATCTATCTTTATATTTGGCCTCCTGCCACAGTGATTTGATTGTTGTATAAAATTCTGGATCACAATAATTAACAACACTAATTAATATTTTTTCGTTCATTTTTTCTTTCTTATGTGTGTCTCTAGATATTCTGGTCCCTCAACAAAATACCAATGATCTGGTTCTGCAAAATGAAAAAAAACCATAGCAACATTATTGTTGCTTGGATTTGGAAAATCTTCTCTCCAGTGTTCTTGATCATTTCCATAATAAGCCAACGCTTGATTTGGCTTTAAAGAATATGGAACGCCCTCAACAAAAAGGGGCCAGATTTCTTTTTGATATACACATAAGTCTAAAGTATATGTGCAAGCGTTATCATCCTTGTGTCTATACAGACTAGCATCTGGGCCTTCATAGTGTGCAAACAACGAGTATGTTGGTAATAAGTTTTCGCTTTTAAAAATTTTTCTAGCAATAGGAACCAGTTTAATTGATATTTCTTTTAAAATTGGCAAAGATTTTTCAGAAGCAATATACCTAGAAAACCCATTCTGATATTCAAGACTTTTTGGATCAGGAATAGAACTTATTAAATTATCGTAATCTATTTGATTTAAAACATTCTCTATGAGAATAGGATTTTGAATATTCATTTAATCCAACTTGCTACAGCATATCTTGTTCCATCAGTAACTTCTGAAACTGAATGATTATATACATATGTTGATGGGAAAATTATCATTTCATTTGCTTTTGGTTTATATGATATCTCAAATCTTGGAAAGTTTATTTCTCCACCAGTATAATTATCGTTTAAATAGTAAACACTAGAAAGTCTTCTATGGTATTGTGGATGATCATCTATATGATTTGTAAAATATTGACCCTTTCCATATTTTAGAAGTTGATAATTGTCGTGATCAGAAAAATAAACTCCGTAACTAGCCATATATTCTTTTTCTGCAACAACCAAAGTGTTATAAAATAGGTTAGCAATATTTTTCTGAAATGCATCTACAAGTGTTGAATACTCTTCATCTATACCATTAATAAACGGAACAGATATAGAACTTGTGTTTCTTACTTTTGTATCTACCCCGCCAATAACTGTTGCAGAAAACCACTCAATACCAGAAGATGTCATTCCTTCTTCTATATCGTTCACTAAATTTTCATGACCATCAATTAGATCAGAATAAACAACTATGCCTGGAGCAATTTCTTTTTTTACCATTTACCATTTCCCTATCGGACAAAAAGCCTTTTCAAGTTTTGTTTTTGCTTTCATAAAACAACCACACTTTTTACATTGTGTTGTTAGTTTTATTAACTCTGGGCAACTTTTGCAAAGACTATATCTTTCTGCTGCTTTTTCTTCACTTGCCCATTCAGTGTTTGGATTAACAAGATCCCAGGGACGAACCTGTCTCTGTTCATTGTTTTGTTTACTTTTATACTCTTCCCATTTATTCATTCGTATTGCCCTGGTAGTTTAAATGTATCATCTAAGAACTTCCATCCTACTGTAACAATTCTTCCATACTCATGACCATCGTCAACATTGATAGCCTTTGCATCTGAAAGCAAGATAGAGTATAACATTTCATCACATAAAATTGTTTCTACAACTTCATTGTTTTTAATAATATTTACTGTATATGAACCAGTTTGTTCGTCAATGCTATTTTCTGTAAAACTATCTGCAGAATAAAGCATTGCTCCAATATTAGAATCAACAACATCAATATGAACAACTTCATCACCAACAACATATGCTATAGCCATTCCTGCAATATTGTTTGCTAATTTATTTTGTTTGTCTTCTGCTGTTACCCATTTAACATCCTTATAATTAATCACAAATATCTCCTTATTTCTCTAATAATATTCTATCATAAAAAGACTCTACTGTCAAAACTAGCACGAGGATAGGCTTCCAAGCGGATCACATGCTCCTGGATACATGCAGTATGGAGAAGGAAGGTTGGCGTAGTCAGACTGGCTACATGTACGATTTGAACTTGCTGGTGGAGTTGGGGTAGGAGCAGGTGGTGTTGGTGTAGGAGCATAATCTCCCTGACAAATATTTGGACATGATCCTGGAGTTATACACCATGTTCCATTGCCATAGGTTCCACATGCACCACCATAACTTACGCAAGTATTGCAGTCAGCAGTTGGTGTTGGAGCAGTTGGTGTTGGTGCAGTTGGTGTTGGAGAACAGTTTGTAGACTGGCAAGCAGGGAAGTCCCCAGTTGTGTATATACATTGACGTGAGTAGCCAGTACCAGAACCAGAATTATCATATCCTGGAGTTGTATATGAACAGTTTCCTGTTCCACCGCACTGATAACTTTCAGTACACTTCCACTGTGCAGTTACTGCAGTTGGTGTTGGAGCAGTTGGTGTTGGTGTTGTAGGAACACAACCATTAGTTTGATCTATATTTGGACAAGAACCTGGAGTTACACATGTTCTATAATATTCTGAACCAGAAGGGCATCCAGAATTTGGTCTTGTTGCATATGATCCATCAGCATATGGAGAATAAGTATTACATGTGTTACAGTCAACTGTTGGAGTTGGGGCAGTTGGAGTTGGGGCAGTTGGAGTTGGGGTAGATCCACACAAAGACTGAGCATTGGCCAATGCAGTTTGATAATTTGTGGTTACTCCTGATTCAGTACATCCTGTTGCACTTTGATATTCTGCTCTAGCAGTATTGCTATTTGGACCATCAATTACTTCTGGGAGACCATTACAGCATCCATAAGCATAATAGAATGTTTGAGTTGGTGTTGGGGCAGTTGGGGTTGGGGCAGTTGGGGTTGGTGTTTGAGAATATTGATATACAGTTATTCCAGCATTAAGACCACAAATATCTGTTGTTCCTCCAGCAGGACTCTGAGAAGCAACAGTTCCATTATTTTGTTGAGTTGCACCAACTGTTGTATAATCTAAGTATTCAAATAACCATCCAGAAGCAACAATTGCATTTCCTGCAGCAGATTCTGTCATTCCTACAACATTAGGTAATGTACAATTTGCAGGTGGTGTTGGGGTAGGAGCAGGTGGTGTTGGTGTTGGAGCAGGTGGTGTTGGGGTAGGTGTAGAAGAACATCCTGTTGGTGCAGGTCTTGCAGATACTATTGAGCAATCAATCTTTGTCGCTCCTATTCCACTAAGCAAGTTTGTGTATACTGAACAAGCCTCATTTATATTTGTTGTCAAAACATTGTTTGCATCAACTGTGTATGATTCTGAATATGGCTGACCGTCAAGGCAATATGCAAGATAAACTGTTCCAGGGTTTACAACTGGAACTGATGGGCATCCGCCACCATATCCAAGAAGAGCAACTATTTGCTCACTAGTTAACGATGGATTTGTTGTTGTTCCAACAACTACAGTTGAACTTGCTGTCGCTGTTCCATATGCTCCACCTCGGCTACCAACGATTACTGGATCGCAATAAGTATAAATGTTATATGTTCCTGGGGTTGGTGTTGGTGTTGGGGCTGGATCATTTATACAAGAAACACCCAAACTGGTATACAATGGAGAAGATGCTGTTCCCTGTACACATGTAAAGTTAGTTGCTCCATTTTGACTTAAACTATTTCCAATTCCAGTACATGCTTCATTTACTGATGTATATCCACCATAAGATATGTCCATACCAGAGTATCCGTTTATGTATCCACTGCTATCACAATATGCATAGGTTATGTAGATTGGTCCTGATGTTGGTGTTGGTGTTGGTGCTGGAGTTGGTGTTGGGGAAGCACCAGGAGTTGCAGCAAATGTTATTGATCCTGTAGAACTTTGATATCCAGCACGGGATGCAGTTATATATACTGTATAAGATTGGTTTGGTGTTAGACCGCTAATATTAAATTCTTCTGGAAATTCTTGATTCTGTGTTCCTAAAGAAGAAGAATAAGAGTTACTATAGTCGTGATTGGTTATAGTAACATTTGCATAAACGGAACTAGGATAAACATTCCATCCTGTTGTATATGTAAGTGTTGGCGTTGGAAGCGTTGGCAATGTTGGTGTAGGTGTAGGGGCAGGTGGTGTAGGTGTAGGGGCAGGTGGTGTAGGTGTAGGGGCAGGTGGTGTAGGTGTAGGGGCAGGTGGTGTTGGTGTAGGGGCAGGTGGTGTAGGTGTAGGGGCAGGTGGTGTTGGTGTAGGAGCAGTTGGTGTAGGAGCAGTCGGTGTTGGTGTTGGGCTTACTATGTTAAGTAAATTTCCAAAAAAAAACCATGTATCTGAGCCTATCTTTGAAAGAGTTCCTTTTGAGTACTGACCATCCAAAGAACGAACATTTGATTTGCTATTAAGAAATACCGAAGAATCTTCTTCAGTAATTGTCGTAAGTGCTGTACCTATTTGAATTATGTCAACAGAATAACCTACAGGAATTTGTACTGAAGAATTTTTTGGAAGAGTTAGAGTGTTTGGAGTAGAAGTAGATAGAAGAATAGTTTTTCCAATATCTTCTGCAGAGAGTGTAAAACTTTCTGTTTTTGTTATTACTGTTCCAGTGTTTGCAAGTGCTGGATCCAAGTCAAATCTTAAATCTACAGAATTCCAATCAATACCATTTCCAGCAAGATCTGAGTATGCTGATGTTGCTCCATTAATACCATTAGTAACTGCTGTATCAACATATGCTTTTGTTGCTAGATTTGCAGTGTTAGCAATACCATGAACATCTGTAGTCTTTGCGCTATGTGTTGCATCTGCATCTACAAGATTTTGAAGGTGTTTTGCAATAGATGGGTTTACTAGGTTTGCAGGATTTACATTTGCGCCATCATAGGCATATGATCCATAGTGATAAAGCCGTAGGGCTGCCTGAATATCTGCAGCATCTGAAAGACCAGGCACTTTGGTAGGGAAAAGCCCAGTGCCATTGACGGTATTATCAATATTTTCTGCTGCCACTATAGATCACCCTGTTTCATTATACCACCGTAATAAAGAGATGAACATATTTTGGACCAGACATTGCGACCCATTCTCCATCTAGATATTCTACACCCTCTATTTCAAGTGGTAGGGCAATAAATCCCTGAGTTGTATCTACTTCTTTTATAATTAAGTTTGTTGCTAACGGTCCAGCAGTTTCTGGTGATGAGATACTGTATTGAACGCTAAATCTTGACGAACTAATAGTTCCTTCTGCTAAATCATATATGCTTGCAAGGTTTATTGGAGCAATTGTTAGTTTACCATTTACTGGAGTTAAAGGACCTTTGGTTTCAGAATAAAAGTTTGTTTTTAAACTAAGCATTGGTGTCCACTGTGATCCAGTTGCTGTTGCTACTCTTTGAAAAACAGTCTTATATGTTGGTGAAGATGGACTATAGTCAATTGCAATATCTAATGGCTGAATGTCTTGTACTATTACCTTATGAACATTTATATCTTGTGGATTTCCAAGTGATCCAACAATGATACTTCCACGGTCACCTGTTGGACCAAAATCTAAATCCAAACTAATTGTTTCTGGTCCACCAAAAACAGTTAAGTCATCATTTGATAATAGTATGTCTGCCAATGTTATGCTCCAGTTACCTGATCAGTAATTGTTATTTTGCCAGTTAGTAGTGTGTGAACTAGTGGATAAGATTCTGGATTTCCTGCAGCGCCTGCTGGCTTTACCACCTCTACGTCATAAACGTATTCTGTTCCTGCAACTAGCGTTGTTGAGTCTTGCGGTCTAATTGCACACCTTACATGTGTTCCATCATCCCAAATTCTTGCATAGCAATTTATTTTATTGGCAACTCCAGCAGTTCCTCTTGCTGTAGATATTGTAAATCTTGCACTATCATATGGGGCAATTGTATCAATTACGCCGTCTATTGTACTAGAAGAATCTGAGTCAATCTGGTAAGATGACAAATTAAAAACCGTTCCATCATTCTTTTTCGGGTAAATACGAAATTCAAAGGTATCACCCTTATAGTAGTTAAAGTCATAAGTCGCTGGAAATGCCATGGTTTTATTATACCACGCTGACGTATACAGAATTGAAAATTACTGATGCATCAAAGTCTGTTCTTATCTGGGGGACGGCACCATTTCCCCACATGTCTTTATCCTCTATAAAGATTTGCTGAGTAATAGAAAGTATATAAGTTCCTTGATATTTAAATGACCCTATTAACTGAACAAATTCTTTATCTTTGCTTGGAAAATAGGTTCTTATCCAAACCTCTGTATTTGATGTATGGGTGGTTAGTTCAAAGTTATAGGTTACAAATACCTGAGATCCTTCTTTTATACCGTGAAAGTTTAAAGCCCTTTGATTACTATTCCAGAGACTTGTACATTCCGCAGGAAGATATGTTTCATTTTGTCTTTTTCCTTTAGTATCAAGAATAAGAGTTACCCACCCATCATCTCCTTGAGTAATACCCAACTTTATTGGTTTATCGAGCATATTAGTATATGATGCCCAGCCAGCCTGCTGACCAGCGGAAGATAAAGAACTTAATCCATCTTTTCCAGAAGGTCCTTGAGGACCTCTTGGCCCCTGCTTACCCTCTGGGCCTGGTTCTCCCTGCTTACCATCTTTTCCATCTCTGCCTGCAGGTCCTTGAGGCCCAACTGGTCCAGGAACTGGGAGGAAAGATAATGTATTTTCCGATGAAACACTAGTTTTATTTTGCTCAACTTGTGCAGCATAAGATGTTTTTTTTGCGCTAGGAAAATCCATGGATTTAGAAACTGCCATAGGAGCATTATCTCATATTATTCACAAATATAAGAAAATGACATATGAAATTTATCATTAGTATCTAAAATAAATGGAGAATTATGATCAAATGGCTCATCAAGTGCACTTGACTTTAAGTTCCAAACTGTCATACCAATACTTCCAGGTGATAAATGACCTTTAATACTATAATGATCAGTAGCACCATTATTTGCATGATGAATTGATCCACCATAAACATCTGTATGATACTTTGATGCTATTGGCAGTGTCAATGAATACTGCCCAGTTCCAAAATTAGTAACAGTTGTAAATAATACATCTATCTGCACAGTTACTAAATTACCAATTTTAATGTAAGAGCCAGTTGCTGGTGTTCCAGTAAATGTTAATCCTGTAGCAGACCATATCGGATTATACGAATTAATTTTTGTAGTAAGTCCTCCGACATCTCCGAAGGCGGGATGTGTAAAACGTGCCATTATGAACCACTTTCAAGACTTGTTCTTAATACTGCTAATTTCATTTCGTTTACAGAAGATATTGCATATAGAGCATCTTCGCCAGGTAACTCAAAAGAAATAGAATGGTTTGGCATAATTCTAAATCCATAGGATAAAGATGTAACATCTTCGGCCCCAATGTATATGTATCCAGAGTCATTTACATTTTGCAATGTTATGTCCATGCCAGAATGAGAACCATTTGGGGTAAGCCTTGTTGCTTCTGTGTTACTAAGAGTTCTTAGTACATGCTGTGTCATTTATTTACCTACCTTAAAGGTTTTATTTTTTATTTTAATTGTTGATGGGAGTTGTGGTTTTGGTGATGAAACCTTAATTACTGCCATTATAGACTCCCAGTGACATCGCCAATTACAGATATAGTTCCAATAACTGGAGTCCAAATTGTCGGTCCATCCATATTAACATTTGGTCCATCAATAGTTACCTGAAGATCAAACATTAGTTCAGCAACTATACTCTTATATCCACTGCCCCAAAGTTCTGTTATTGAGGCTGGAGCCATAATGTCGACATACCCTGCGCCAGGAGTTACCTCTAGTTCATCCAGGAAATCTGTTTTTGAATCATAACTTGTTGCTTTATAGGTCCAGTCAGAGGTATCAAAATATGTAGTTTCATCATCTTCTAAAAATTCAATACGAAGCGGAGAGGTATCTCCTCTGACTACATTCCACTTGATAGATACTGGATCTGCTCCAAACACCTCTGGGCCACACATACTCATAATCTTGATTATACCATGAAAATTGACTAATACCAAGGTTGGTGGGTATAGGACAAACCAAGGTATTAGCCAATAATAAAATTATACCATAATAGACAAAAAGGACATGATATTAAAGTTTACCAAATTGTTACAATTGATAATGTCCGTTTTGTTACTTTTAAGATGAAATGCCAGGATTGGGATGGTGTATACTTAAATATATATAAGAAAAGAAATATCCTTATAGTTTTAAAAACTATCTTATATATAATATATAGGAGAAAAATGAGAAAAATAGTTAATCGAATTAAGTTGTATTTTATCAAAAGAAAAAATAAAAATCAAAGATATATCTATTAAAATTAAATTTTGTTTTTTGATATATATTCTATAAGTATATCGTACATGTGGTCTAGTTTTCGACTCATATCTTTTCTTTTTTCGTCTGCGTCATTAATACGATTTTCAAGCCTATTAACCTGGTCTTTTAGCGATGATCCAGAATTCGGTTTAAGTTCGCTTAAATAATGTTTTACAAGCCACTTGATTCCAAAAGCAATTGATGATACAATTGTTAAAATGGCTACAATTAACGAAGCCCAATCTTGTACGGTCATGAAAATATTATAAGGGGTATTTTAACAAAATGAAAACAGACATACTTGAAACATTAGAGCATTCTAAGAATTTAATAATATCCCCTGATATGGATGGTTTTATGACCGCAAAATTAATAGAGCGTTTTAACGGTTCGCAAATAGTAGGTTCGTATGATAAAAATATTTTATGTCTCGCCGACGGGATAAATCCAGAAGAGTGCTTGTTCGTCGACTGCGACATGAATCGTCAAGAGTATGTATCTTTAGGAAACCATATGCGGTTATTAAAAGACAATATGTCAGTTGAGTCATTCAATCCGAATGTGCACTTCGGCGTTTCGACATATAGCGACAAGTTTCCTTTCGCAACCGCTTTTTTGGTTTCGTTCGCAACAGAGGTTCAAACCTCCAATTCTGACCTAATACGCATGGCCTTTGCTGATTCAACTCTCAAGAACATGGAGAAGTATGAGCCTAACATGCGAAACTGGTCAAAACGGATGGATCATGATGCAGTAAAGTACATAATAGACAATTCGGACATTGCAAAATCAAATGATGCACAGGCAAGGTTTGATTATGTTGATCAAGCATTTGTATCAAAACGTTACGGCAAGGAAAGATATTTGGATACCCTAAATAAGGCCCTAGAAGCGCAGGGGATGAAGTTTCAAACCCTAACTAAGGGTATTAAGTACATATGCGATAAAGTTGGCATAGAAACCCTTATAAGGTATAATAGAGATATAATCTCATATGCCGAGATATTTACAGGAGAATATTCTGTTACTTACGACCAAGAAAAGGAATGGGTATGACAAAAGAAGAAGTTATTCAAACAATGATTGATACAGTAAATGTTTATAATATTAATTTAATGAAGCAAGCCAAGATGAGCGAAGATGAAATTACAAAAAATATTGACGGACAGTACCCCGCACTTCACTACATGTTTACTTTAATATATGATGATCTTGAAGTTAAGGATGCTTTTAAGTAGAATCTGAAAAAAATTATTTGCCACAACTGCAGTTAGTGCAGCAGGTTTCTGAAAATAATTTTACAGCAAGGTTTGGTTCTTCTGGTCGACCTAAGTCTTCCCAAAATTTTTCTCTGCCAATGGAATCGGTTTCGACTATAGGCTTTGATTCAAATTGGAAATTATCATCCCAAGCGTTTTCTAAGTTATCTAATATTCCCATTTAGATATTCTATCATAGTTTGTAGTGTTTCCACATTATCATTTACTTGGCCAAGAACCCTATTGCAGTTTGAGCATAACAAACCTCTAATGCACTTGCCACAGGATTTAGACCCAGAACAACAAGCATGGTCGTGATCTACTGATAGGCGTTTTTTATACTTTTCAGGTTCCCCGCAAATTTTACAAACCCCATTTTGGGATTTTTCCATATTCACATAGTCATCTCTTGTCAAACCATAATTTTTTAAATTTCCTATATGGCCAATGAGATTATCACACTCAATGCAATAGGTATAGGTTAGGTATTTGCCATTTTTTCTTAGTTTGGGAAAGTCTGTTTTATCAAGATACCGTTCGCATTTGCGACAATGAATTTTTATACCCTGGAGTTTTCTAGGCATAACTCTTTTTGGATCATCTTCTGCTAGGTCATATTCTCTTACACAAACCTTACACCAGGGTTTTAGTCCATCTTGTGCTTTAGAGAATTTATGAAAATCAGATGTTTCTTTGTAGTTCTGACATTTTGTACATTGTTTTAAACCATCTTTGTTGTATTGTACTCGTGTGTATTGTTTTCTCATAAATCAAGTATACCAGATTTCAGATTTGTTGTCAGATTTCTCATTTAGATAAAATTGGAATATTTTGTTCAGATGTACGATACATACTACAAAAAAAATAAACACAAAAAAATAGTGCGCCCATTAGGGACACACTAGATCATTTAGTTTATTTAATGACCCCCGCTTGCATAAGGGCTACATACCGCTTAGCAATTCTAATTGCCATAGGGTGAGGGGTAGGGCGTAGCGCACCTTTTTCCCATGTGGCAGGATACTTATTGTTAATTCGTTGAGCAACACGAATTGGTAATTCATACTTAGGGCGAGGTGCATAACCTGCAGCCTCTAAGCCAAATTCTTTAGCAATGTCAGAACGAATTTCGTTATAGTAGTTATTTAGTGTAGTCATTTTGACCACCTTTCTTTTTTAATTCTTATAGTAGTAATACTAGCATAGAAATGTCAAAAAGTCAAGTTTAGACACGGACAAATCGGACATTTTCTTTGTGATTTAGACCACATGACAAATCGGACATATTGGACACACGTCTGTCAAGTCGACACGCCGATAATGCTATGATCGTTACGGAAATGTTATAATTCCCCTAAAAATGTGATGTGATTCACAATCCCAATTGTTCTAAATGTCCGTTTTGTACCCCTCAATTTGTCAGACCCCCCTGCTACACTTGTAGGTATACAAGGTTGAAAAAGAAGTAAGCCCCTAAAAGAAAGGTAGTTTCTAAATGACTACACTAACAATAATCGAAGTATGTAAAACACATACACCTAATAAATCTGCTATCTCTATGGTAGGAGATGACCAATTCACTTTCTGTGAGGTCTGTGAAAATAACATAGAGCGTTGGTATAACGATACCGACCCAGAGCGTCTACCTATGTGGACAGATTGGAAAGTGTCTAAATGATAAAAGACTACATTGACCAAAATGAGTTTTATCTTATCAAAGATGAACAACATTTTTGCTGTGGCGAAAGCCAATTCGTCTATGTGTGTAAATCACACGGAGAACAAATGGATTGCTACTTTTGCGGTTTCGACTACTCTACAGATTGCGAGGAACAACACTAATGACTACACTACTACGCCTTGACTCCGTATGTGGAAAGACACATACTTTCGTTGATGTCTATGACATAAACCTAAACCCTCACGGCTCTATCTGCTGTGATAACTGTCAATCAATCCTAATGTGCCGAGAGGCATGGGACTATCTCTATAAGGAGAATAACTAATGCCAGTATTTGAGTTTACCACTTTTATCAACATTGAGGCAGATAACTATGATGATGCAATTGATGTATTTGACTATAAACTAAAAACAGGAATAAACAGAAGCGATGTCTATGTCGCAGAAATTGAGGAACAGTAAATGACTAAATACAATGTGCTTATTTCTTATGTCGTAGAGGCAGAAGATGAAATGAGAGCGGTATTCGCTCTAAACAAATCACTCTATCCACTAAGTGAAAATGAATTAGAAAAGTTTAACGCTTTTCATGTAGAGGAGGCTACACAATGAAAACACTACAAGAAAAATTAGATGAAGCCGCTCTAGCACTAGAGCCAATCTTATGGGAAACACTAAAAGAAATTGAGGAAAACTAAAATGGAAAAAGATTTATTCGGATTTGCTGATGCAATTAATTTGGATCATCTCAACTTAGAACAACTAAAAGAATTAGAAAAACTTTTAGAAAAAATAAAATAAAAAAACAATTTTGCAGAAATAAAAACTCTGCAAAAATTGCACGTGCAGAGTTATCCACAGGCTGTGTATAACTTATGTGGTATAAATCACATACGACACGCCGTGTTTGGGCTTGACTTTTTGAGTTTTGTGTGATAGTCTTACTACATAAGAAAAACTAAATAAAGGACAAATTGGCTAATGAGCCTAAGCAAATAAATGTGAGATAAATCACAGTGAGCCTTAGCAAATAAGTAGCCAAAATGTCAGACCCCTCTGATAGGATAGTCTTATCAAAATAAAGAAAGGAAGTCAAAATGACTTACACTATAACACTAGAAACCTTCAATGGTTCAACTAAAAAAATCGCTCTCCCTTCTCGTGGTGCGGTTGCTCAATTCATCTCAACTTATCCAACACAACTTCCCGTAGGTGTTGCGGTAAAAGTATCTTGCGACGCTTTAGGCGTTAGCGGAACACTAAGAGGAAAGGCGGTTCTCTAATGATAAACTCCGTTCTAACAATTCCTTGTGATGAATGTAATTCAACAGGTCTAATCTTTTTTGGTAATGATTTTGACTATGATGTAGAAACCTGCTCTTGTGATTTTGGCAAAGAACAAGACCTCAATTTTTTCAACAACTAAAAGAATAGGAAATAAAAATAATGACAAAAATAATTGAACACTCTCTAAAGTTTGTAACCGAGTTTGATGAAACTCATCCAGTATCACAGCAAGCCCTTGCTATTCCTCACTCAGAATTAGTAAAAATGCTTGAGCAAATGCTAAAAGAATTAGTCGTGCCTGCACTTGGTCCAGTTATTGAGGAAATAAATAAAAATGGTTCTTATGCAATTCTAAAGGTGGCCGAATAATGATGACACGAAAAGACTATGTAGCAACTGCTGAAATTTTATCTTCTTATAAAGATTTAATCGCTGATGAATTTACTTTTCAAGATTTAGTAAATGATTTTGGTGCAATGTTTGAGGCAGATAATCCAAGATTTAATTTTGAAACTTTTAGAGAGGCTTGTGAAAAATGAATAGACTACTAACAACTATTGTTCAACTATTTTTAGCGGGAACTGTTTTTATTTTATTCCGCATGATGTTGCCAATGTTAAAAGAAGATTTGCAAGAAATAAAAAACGATTTGCAAAAGTAAATTGTGATCCTGAGCAAGATTCAAAACTGCTCAAATTTTGGACGTGGGACTTATCCACAGGCTGTGGAAAACCTTTAAGTACGATGTGAGATTTATCACATGGCTTGAGCGTCTCATTATTTAAGATTACTCGCTAGTAAGTTGATATTTTTTATCTAATAGGATAGACTTACATAGTAAGAAAAAATAAATAAAGAAAGTCTATTTATCTACGGCGTGTCTAACCGAAAATGTCAGACCCCTATGCTAAGATAGAATTATCAACAAAAAAGAAAGAGGTTGCCCAATGGCTACTAAACTATACACAATAGAAAACCTACTTGTAGGAAAAACTTATCGTTCTAACTCTCGCCACTTTGAGGGAGAAATTGTTTCTGCCCGACCAAGAACAGAAATTTGGTATGGCGAAAATACAGAAGCCTATCTAATTGAAGTAAATACTCGCAGTTTGCGAAATAAGTTTGCGACTATCGCAGTAAAGGTTGGTGAATAATAATGGGATACATAGAGATTTTTAGAATTGACAATGAAGGCGCAGGTTGGATAGACTTGTCCCAAGCCAATAGCGATGAATTGTTTAATTTAGAGTTAGGCTTACTTAATGAAGGCGCACTATTTACAACGAAAGAGGCAGACTAATGGAATACCTATACGCAGTTACTAGCACTAATGATAACGATACTAACCCTGAGTGGGTTGGTCGCTATTCTAATGCCCTTGAAGCAGTAAATGTCTTTAATAGTTTTATTGACTATGGTGATGCAAAAGAGTATCGCACAGTTAATTTATCAGAGCCTTCAGGCAAAATGCACACTAAGATTTTTTATACTAATGGAACAGTAGGAGGTAAGTAATAATGGGTTCAGTTACAGCAATAGGGTTGGCAGATAGTGTCCTTGACCTTGAAACACAATTACTTTATCACCTTAGAGGTAATCACTATCCTCCAGTCCCCGCAGAAATGGTAACACCTTGTATTGAAGCAATTGATGCTGCCTATGAAGAAGACTATGACCGCATGATTGACATGCCTATGGTTGGCGACTTTCAAATTACTTATAAAGGTAGCAAGCAAGCACCTGCATGGGCTATCATAGAGCAACACCACCTTCAATTTTTTATTGACCCAGTAGATGAGGATTGAAATGTCTGATACAATGATTGACATGGAACTAGTCTTTGCAGATAACTTAACACCAGATCAATTAATGATTGGTGATTTAATTAAAATTGGTGACGACATTCTTGAAGTAAAATTTATTGAAAGTGATTCTACTGGAGATAACTACGACATACAAACTGAAAACGAATTTGGTGAAACAGAATTTACACAGTATAGTTATACTGATTTAATTCCGTTGTATGTTTTTATTCAAGAAGAATAATAAAAATATTTTTATGCACTTCCCCGCATAAAAATGCACGTCCCGCAGTCGGGCGTGTCGTGATCTATGTGAGATTGATCACATTAAGCAGATTTGACATTTTCCCCCGATTTATGATAAGATTATTTTATGAAAAAAACACCAGAGGAATTACGCAGGCTTATGGAATTGCGCCGTAGCAATGCTGCTTCTGCCGTGCCCTCTAAAAAAGCCTACTCTCGCAAGGGTAGAAAATGTCAGTCTGAAATGCTACAATTAAAATATAAAAACTACTAAGAAAGGTCGTGCCCCCATGACATTCGAAAACGATGAATTCTATGATGAATTCTATGCAACAATATGCCCTTCATGCAATGAAAATTCAATAGATGAAAATGATGAAAAGTGTGGCTCATGCATGCTAGATGAATTGGCTGAAACCTACAATGAGGATATTGCCTTAGAAATGAGCCTAGGCCTTGACTACTAATACACTTAAACTAAAACGCTCTAATGATAGAAAGGTGGCTAACCTTGTCACAAAAAATGGAAAACAAGCCGCAATTGCCAACACATTCGGATTACCCGCAGGAAAAAACTATTCATGTCCTGGCGCTACGAGTGTCTGCGAAACTGTTTGCTACGCTGGCAAATTGGAAAAAATATTCCCAGGAGTAAAAACTAATTTACTACATAACTGGGACCTGTTAAAAGACGCAGATCTTACAACTATGTACACTTTACTTTCTGATATGATTGCAGAATTTAAAACTGATTGTGTAAAGAAAGACGCACCTATGCTATTCCGCATTCACTGGGACGGAGATTTCTTTAGCGATGAGTACGCACACGCATGGCGCATGGTTATTGAAGAACAACCCGACATTCAATTCTGGGTATACACACGAGTAAAGTCTGCAGCGCTTATTCTTAAGGATGTATCTAATCTTTCACTTTATTTTAGTACTGATAGTGAGAATGTAAAAACTGGCGTTGACTTAAAAAATCAAAACGGTATTCGTCTTGCATACCTTGCTAAAAATTTCGCAATAGGTCAAGCAGACATGAAAGAAATGATTGGTAAGCCTGGCGCTAAATGTCCAGAAAATGCAAAACGCATTCCACTAATTAGCAATGCAGGCTCCGCTTGTGTTTCTTGCTCACTTTGTGTATACTCTAAAGCAGACATAGTTTTTTCTGCAACTAAGAAATGAGTTAAAGTGAGTAATACACAAATTATTTTTTTCTTTTGGTGTTTAGTTCTTTTATTTTTTATGCAATGATCGCAAAGGTGGGCACGTCCGCAAAATCTAATTTGTCAAGTTACGACACGCCTTTAAGATGTGATTAAGGACACACTCAAAATCCTCCCCTGAATTGGTATTTTTGACATTTTTCTGCTAAAATTATAATGTAGGAAAAACCCCCACAACAGAAAGGCAAGACCCAAAATGACACTTCACGGATACACTTACCAAATTGGTGATTTATTCACAACAAGTAAGACAGGCGTTACAGGTCGTATCGCAGGTTTTACACCAATGTCTAATAAGGTTACTAGAGTTAGTCTGGTTTTGGCAAATGGCTCACGCCGTTTGGCTATGGTCAAGACAAGCAAGTAATCTCACATTGTGAGAAATGTCAGAAATGGATTTGACATTTTTATCCCCAAAATGTTATACTTAGGTATAACCAAATAACAACCCCTAACAGAAAAGGAAATAAACAAATGGCAGTAAATACAGCACTATACAAGGTCGGAGATACTTTCACAACACAGAAGTCAAAGATTACAGGAACTATCTTGGAAATCAACCCACAGGCTAATGGTAATGTTCGTGTAAAGTTAGATGTAGATGGCAAGGCTCGCTACACAACTTGGACAGCAAAGTAATTTAGCAAACGCTAAAAAGTCCTGAGCAAGACTACTAAAACTGCTCAACACAACCCCCAACTAACAGAAAAGGAAAAGACCCAATGGCTAGAAACGGAAAATCTATCAGCGTGAAAATCGCTACACCTAAAGTAATCAAGGCACTAGAAACACGCCTTGCTGAGTTAGAAAAGTCATACGCCACACAAGGCGAGAACGAGGCAAAGTATCAGAAAGCCCGTGATAAGTGGCAAAAGGAAATCGGTAAGTGGGCTGTTGCTAACTTTGCTAAGGCAGAGAACATCAGAACAAACTATCGTAATTGGAACAAAACCCTAAATGTGGATTTTGACCTTATTGTAAATGAAAGTGATTTCCCTAAAGAGCCTGAAAAGGACTTTGAGGTAATCCACTCACACTCTTACAATGAGATGAAAGAGGAAATCACGAACGCAATTCGTATCCTCAAAATGACAGATGAGGAAGTTGTAAATACTTCCACATACAACGCTATTGCTCGTTATCTATAAATAACAGCAACCACCTGAGTAAGTGGCTAAACTGCTCCCCGCAATCCCCCTGCGTTCAAGGCAGAGTTTCTGCGAAAGTCCCCTGGGGGATCATAAACGGGTATTTGACAAATGTCAGCCTCGTGCCCTATAATTAAATAAATACCTAAAGAAAGAAGGAAGCCCCCATGGGATTAGATATGTATCTTAGTGCTAAGAAGCACATGGAAAAAATTGACTGGAAAGCGCTAAGAGATAATGAGGAATTATCTTATTCATCACCTGAAGCCGTTTATCCTAAGTTTAATGATTTAATGGAACTAACGCAACTAAGCGATGTTGCTACAGATATCTATGGTGCAAGTGTAGAGGTTACCTGTGCCTACTGGCGCAAGGCTAATCAAATTCACAAATGGTTTGTCGATAATGTACAACAAGGTGAAGATGATTGTGATAACTACTATGTTTCACAAGATAAATTAATAGAGTTGATTGCAATATGTAAGCATGCATTAGAAACTAAGGACCCTAGCCTGCTACCGCCGCAATCAGGATTTTTCTTTGGCAGTACAGATATTGATGAATGGTATTGGAAAGATTTAGAAAATACTATTAGTCAGTTAGAGCGTATCTTTGCTTTACCTGAAGTAGATAAATTATCATTCTACTACACTTCCTCTTGGTAGGGGAAGTTAGTAGGATCCAAAATTGACAATTGTCAGCGGTACCTAGTACAATTAATATTAACAACTAACAGAAAGAGGGCCCCCATGGACCAGCAAGAAACAGCAGTAAAGATAGTAAACGCAACAGAAGACTTTCTTAAGTCAGAAATTGAAAAGAAGGACCAACGCATTACTCAACTAGAAGAGCACATTCAAAAAGTAACGCAGCGCTCATATGCAGATTCTGCAGACCGTAACCGTATCACAGAGGCCATGCAAGAGTGGACCTTGGAGCAATTGGACGAAGGGTCTCTTACAGAATCACAGGCCGAAGAGATTGCAGAAATTATTGGCTTTGAGTTAACAAAAGAATTCGAAGTTGAAGTAACTGTGATGTACTCAGTCACTGTTAATGCTCGCACTGAAGAAGAAGCACAGAATGCAATTCATGATATTGATTTTGATTCTGTTTCTTATAACGATGATTCAATTTCTTATCTGTCATCCTCAATTGACAGAATAGATATTTAGTAGGGGGCTACTAATAAACCTGAGCATGTTTTAAAACTGCTCCTCTTTTCCCCAAAAAAATGCACGTGGGGTTTATCCACAGGGTTATCCACATGATCAAGATCACATTGTGAATTACGACACAGTTACGAAATGTCCGAATTATCCCATGTCTAACTATCCCGATTTGTATTTGTCAGCCTATCCTGCTATACTTGAAATTCAACAACAAAAAGGAGAAAAACTCATGGCACATGACCTAGAAACACAAAACGGAAAAACATCTTTTGCTTCTTTCCGTGAACCTGCTTGGCATGGATTGGGAACTGTCTTCACAGAAGAAAAAACAACTGCAGAAATGCTAGAGGCTGCAAACCTCAATGGTTGGAATGTTCGTCTGGAAGATTTAGAAACCCCCTCACATCTAACAAGCGACAAGAACTACCAGTATGTTCTTCGCACTAACCCTACTGATAACACACAAACCGACATTCTTGGTGTCGTTGGTGAGCGTTATCATGTTTTGCAGAATGAAGATTTATTCTCATTTGGTGATAACATTCTTGACGGCGGTGGTCGTTGGGAAACTGCTGGCTCAATCAAGGGTGGTCGTGTTGTATTCGGTGCTCTTGCATTAGAGCGTGAAACAATTCTAGACCCTAGCGGTGTTGCAGATAAAGTAAAAACTTATTTGCTCATCAACACATCACACGATGGCTCAATCGCAATTCAGGCTTCAATCACACCAGTGCGTGTTGTCTGCGCTAATACTCTCAACCTTGCTCTTGGTGGCGTAGGTCGTAAGAAAAATAAGGGTATCAAGCAATCATTCAAGATACGCCATACACAAACTGCAAATGGTAAAGTGCAGATTGCTCGTGAAACTCTTGGGCTTGCTAACACTTACATGGACGAATTCGATAAAATGGCTAAGGCTATGATTGAGAAGGAAGTTTCTGCTAAGCAATTCAATGACATCATTCTTGCTGCATACGCTAAGCCTGAAAAGGACGCTAAGGGTGCTTTCAAGAAATGGGAAAATAAAGTTGATACTATCAACGACATCTATACTGGCGAATTCAATGGAATGATTGCTGGTAATGCGTGGGGTGCTTTCAATGCACTTACTGAACGCCTTGATTGGTATCGTTCTGCTCGTGGTGGTTCTAACGAGTCAATCCTCGCAAGTGCAAGTGGTTTTGACCCTGCTATCAACGCAGAAAAAAATCGTTTGCTAAAAGTTGTGCAAAATGTAATGCAGATTGCATAAATAAAAAATTTCCTGAGCATGAAATAAAACTGCTCACCATTAGGTCCGTTAGAATAGTTGGTTAGTTCGCTACCCTGTCACGGTAGAGGTCACGGGTTCAAGTCCCGTACGGATCGCAATTAATAAATATGCATTGCAGTGCATAAAAAATGCACGTGAGTACAAACCAGACAATTCGGACATATCAAAAATGTCAAATTGAAAAATCTTTACGAAGGCTATTACTGATCTCCCAAAATGTCAAACCTAAAAATCTTTACGATAGAGTTGACATTTCCCAGGTTCTAGACTACAATTAATATATGACCCAACAAGTTGCAATATATGAAATGGAATACTCATGCTCTCCTGGCGGTATTGACTGCTGGGAAGCAACTATCAATGGCTATGGTACTAGTAGTACTGCTAGTGATTTTAAGACTGCTGGAGAGGCTCTTAACTGGGTTCTTGACAGATACCCTGATGAAATGTTAGAATTGACAGTAGTTTCACTCCCCGCATATGAAAAGGAAATAGCATGACCCAAACAGAAATATTCAATAAAGTAATACAAACCATCTATGATGACAACTTCTCTCATGTAGATTTCATGGACAACATGGGTGGAGATTGTGATTGTCAAATCCACAATGTATTAAACTTCTTACATGAATACGAGGTAGCATAATGTTGGGTTATACTAAAGAAGATTTAGATAATATGCAGTATGGTGTTGACTGTGTTCTACTTATGATCAACTCTGATGATAACCCTGCTATCTTTAATTATTTAACTACTACCTCAGAATTCCTAGGTGGTCTATGGGCAGAAGGGTATTTTGACTAATGTGGACTAAGTATAGTTATGTTTGTTCAGACTGTGACTCTCTTATTGAGGTTACTACCAATAAGGCTCCCGTGCTAGATCCAGGGTGTGTCTGTGGTTTGGATACATTTGTTACCCGCACAGCCCTAGAGCCAACGGTAATGCCAAATGTGATGAGTATCACATCCTCAGATGTTGTAAAAATCAACACAAACCCCTATAATTAATATATGGACCTAAACACACTTATAGAATATATGAGAATACATCTCATCAGTCTATATCAGGATGCAGAAATGCTTCAAGATAAAATGGACAACTTTAAAGGTGACCTTGACTCTTGGGACTATCAGGAGTTAGAGATTGCTGATATGAATAATACAGGCGAGATTGCCGCTACTCAACACCTTTTGTCAGTGGCAGAGGGTAGAATATAATCATGAACACAACACAACTAGACCCAAGACTGCAAAAACTCGTAGACCTAGGGGAATCAGGTACTGATATCCTCCATGGTGAACTCAAGAACCTAATGCTTGAGGCTGAAAAGGAATACCTTGAAGCACAACAGATTGAAGAAGATAACGACTATTCCGACGCTATGGAATCCATGGAGCGGAAGTACTGGGAAGGCATGTGCGACGCATACTCTCATGTCTATGCTCTTACATACCAACTAGCATTTGCTATTAGTGATAGGGCTAAGAATCGTGGATAAATTTATCGAAATGACAATGGATGAGTGGGAAGCCACATATAAGCCTATTTATAATCATATTGATAAGAATGCCTCATTCCAAGATGAGACAGGCCAAGGTATCATGTTTGAAACCTATGGCGATGAGGTAGAGTTTGTTAAATCTCAGGACCCTGCAAAAATTTGGATGTATGGTGATGGAGACGATGGTGGCTCCTATATCTGGTCTGGCTGGGGATTTGTAAATAGACTAGGATACTTCATTACTGAGGTTCCGTGCCCACCTGACACAACGATTCAGATTCAGGTTAGTGTACCTTGGTATTTCTGCGAGAATTGCGAGGCAGAACTAGAAGACCCTGATAATCTTATTAGAGATGCCTTTGATGAGGCAGACTTGCAAAAATGTCCTGAATGCGCTACAATTGAAGAAATGACCCTAGTAGGAATGGAAAAGAAATGACCCAATACATAATCGATGAACTAGAACTCGTAGGCTCCTTTGCTGTTGACAGCGGTCAAGCAATGGTAGGCGACCCCTGCTATTTAGACCAATGGAAAACCAATGAAGGCGAGGAGTGGAACCTAGAAGGCAAGGCTGGAGATTACTCTTATCACGGCGCAAGTGCTATGACAATTCAGGCTAATGCTGGAGTGCTGGGCACTGGCTCTGCAGTTGTATTTAATACAGGCTATGGAGATGGCTATTATCCTGTCTATGTTAAGTATAATGAGGACGGACGAATTGTTAAGGTAGTTATTGATTTTGAAGGTGACTTAGATGAGGAACAAGACTAATGCCACTATACACAATCATCGCTACACGAGAAGTACAGTATGAATTTAATATTGAGGCTGAAGATGAAGCCTCTGCCATTGAGGAGATCAACCGTATTGAACTCAATGAAGATGTTGAAGAATATGCCTATGACTGGTATCCTTTAGAAGTCACCGAAATTAATGAAGAGGAGCAGGAATAATGGGAGACAGAATCGTATACACAATCAAACAAGATAGTAATTTATCTTTAAATTTATACAGTCACTGGGGTGGCTATGATAGATTTACTAGTCTTGCCAATGCCCTGAATGCAGCACGGCCTAGATGGGATGACTCATCATATGGCGCTAGAATTATTGTTTCTCAATTGATTGGGGACCAATGGGCTGAAGAGACTGGGTTTGGGCTCTGGGCCTCTAGCGAAGATGGCTACTATGGCGGGGACCATCCAGATATCACAATTGATTTTATTAATAAGACTGTTACAGATGAAACTGGGACCCATACATTTGAACAGTTTATAGCCTACCATGGAAGTTTGACTGCGACGGTCTAGGTATTGGGTCACCTAGGCCACAGGGGGAGGGGCATGCGTGGGGCTTGCTCTTTCCCCCACTTTTTGATACAATGTATATAAGGGAGAACTATGCGTATAAATCGTAAACTAACAGAAGAAGAAAAAGTTGCCAACAGATTGGGCAATATGGTTTCTGACCTTCGTGTTGATTTGGAATTGGTCGGGGAATATATAGCATATTCTCAGCCCCATGTAGTTTATAATCGCTTACAGGTTATTGCCGAAGCAGCAAAAGAAACTAAGGAGAATACTAATTATGCCAAAAACCACATTTGAAAACAAGGCTCTAATTTTAGGGCAACTATGGATAAACTATAAAGCAGATGAGGAGTGGATTGACTTTTTTGTTTACAACGATTTAGGTTTGCCACTTGCTTTCGCATTTGCCGAGGGAATCATAAACCACACACCAACATTAGAACAATACATAAACGAAACATGGGATTTGTTCCTTGAAGGTTTGGATACTGAGGATGAAGGGTTTGAAGATATTGAGGATTTGTTAGAAGATTAGCAATCCTGCCCGAAAGGGCCCACGTGCCATATCTTTATCAAATTGTCAAACCAAAAACCTTTGTATCCAAACATTACGATCCAACCTAAAAATCCCCAAACCAGAACATTACGAACCTCCAAAACCTTCCCCCTCCAGAAGATTACGATCCAAACCTTATATCCCCAAACCTTATACCATAGATATCGAGGTTTGTCAAACCATATATCCACGATGTTATACCATATCCAAACCTATTTGTCAAACCAGGTGTATAATTATATTATGAGTCCAAGACATTTTGCAAACCTTAGACAGTCAGATCCTCAAGCATATAAAAAAGGAGAAGACAAGGTTTGGAATACCTTTGTAGGTATTACTCATACTATAGGTTTGAATAGATTCTTTACCTTTACCCCCGATTTTTTACCAGGCCCCGCCAAAGGCGAGAATATCACAGGCCGCTTTGAGCCAGGGGAAATCCCAGGGGATCAATAAACAAACCAATAACACCCCCTATAGAATAACAAACCTTTTCCCTGGTTTTCTATAAATTACATAATAGTTTTATTAAATAACATTACGATATTGGTAAATTTTCCCCTAATTTGGGGATATTTTTATGGGCATTTTCATGCATAAAAAGACTTGACAAACCATGGTTTTGCATGTATAATGCCCAAACCTTATATCAGGATATGATGGTTTGACAATATCGGGCAAATGTGGTATGAGGGTTTGGGATAGGGAGGTTTGTCGGTTTGACATTACGATCCCCTTTATGATATACTCCAATCTCCACTATCCTCCACTTCACTCCACTTCTACCCTATCTAATAATATAATCAGTAAGATTAATCTGTGGATAAACCTGTGGATAACTATCAAACCCAAGGCACCACAACACCTTAACAAACCTTATTTTAAGGTATCCTAACACCTTAACCTGTGGATAACCTGCTATACTTAAACCATGCTAGATGTATTATGTTTTGACTGTGGGGGTATGTTTAAGGTTCCTTATGGAACTAAAGACCTAACCAAACAATGCCCTAAATGCCTAGATAAACTATGGCAATCTCAAACCTCATTTGAGGAATAGCCAGGGGATCAAGAATCCCTAATTGCCCTATTGACCATACGGATCAAACCTTTTCGAGTTATCTTCGACGCATCAAATGTCTCAGTATAACCACCTTGGGGCATATCGTCCTTATCCAGGAAATGTCCATGCTTATCTCTTAATGTGTTTAGTACTAGGGTTTCTACGGCTCTTGCCTTATCCCGTTCGGAAAACCACCAATACTTAATG